ATTATCTCTAATAAAAGGGTTTACTGTTGGATTAGTTAAATTCTCAAGACTTGTAGGGATTGTAGGTAAATCATTATCTCTAATAAAAGGGTTTACTGTTGGATTAGTTAAATTCTCAAGACTTGTAGGTAAATCATTATCTCTAATAAAAGGGTTTACTGTTGGATTAGTTAAATTCTCAAGACTTGTAGGGATTGTAGGTAAATCATTATCTCTAATGAAAGGATTTACTGTTGGATTAGTTAAATTCTCAAGACTTGTAGGTATTGTAGGTAAATCATTATCTCTAATGAAAGGATTTACTGTTGGATTAGTTAAATCCTCAAGACTTGTAGGTATTGGAGGGATTGTAGGTAAATCATTAGTTCTAATGAAAGGATTTACTGTTGGATTAGTTAAATCCTCAAGACTTGTTGGGATTGTTGTATTTGTCGCACTTATTACTCTACCATAAGCATCAACAGTAATATTATTATATGTTCCTGGTACTACTGGAGTTGGTACTAAATCAATAATAGAATTACCTGTTGTCATTGAACCATTTGTAATTGTAATTCTTCCAGAGCTACCTTCAATAGCTCTAATATTTATATTACCATTATCATCAATAGTTATTATACCAATAGATGTTGTATTTGCAATAGTGTTTAATCTTGTTGAAAAATCTGTTAATGTTAAATTAGATACACCAATAACTCTACCATAATTATCTATAGTAACTTTTGAATAAGTTCCAGGTATTATTGATATTTGAGGTAAGTCTATTCCTTGTGGAGTAACTATTATTCTATTATTGTCAGCTGAAACTACTGAAATTGATGTATTTGTAAAGTTGATACCATTACCTGAATTTAATAATAAATCAAATACTTCCTGTATTGTTTTTTCTGTTAACGTATTATTTGAACCGCCAATATAAAAAGTATTTTCAGATATTGTATTTTTACCTGTACCTCCTTTTGATATAGGTAATATTGTTATTGTAGGTTCTTTTCCATCTAAAATATTTTGCAAATCCAAAATATTATTTATTGTAATATCAACAAAAGCTAATACATTATTTCCTGAATCTTTTAATTCAAGTCTATTTGTTAATGTACTATTAAAATCTATTTGTGATACTAAATTTGATATAAACGATGAAACTGGAATACTTGATAAAACTATTAATTCATCATTTATTAAATCAAGTGTTTCTGTATTTGAGTTATAAACAAATGTTGTACCTTCATTATTTAGAAACCCAAGACTTAATGTTGATAATATATTACCATCAATATCTTTTAAATATAAAGTTGAAGTTGATGTGTTAGCTTCTAATGTTAAACCATTTAATCTTGTTAACTGGATATTAACAGCTGAAAATAATAAATCTATTTCACTTTTTGTATAAAATTGTGATAAATCAATTTCAATAGCATCTTGCCACAATTCAGTGATTGTATTAAATATTCGTAATTTATTTAACGTTGTATTAAATAATATTTTAAATGGTAATAATGATTCAGCTGTTAATGTATCATTTACAGATGTTGGTATACCAAATCTATTTAAAATATCTAAATATTCATCAATTTGTATTAAACCATCAATACCATTAATATTTGTTCTTTTTTTCCTTTGTAATGCCATTTTTATTTGATAATTATAATTGCATTTATTTGTGATAAAGTAAATGTATATGAAACAGCTTGTAAATTATTATCTAAATTTATTTCTGTTATTAATCTAACTGGAACTTCTTGTTTTTCATATACATTTGTTCCTACTTCTGACCAAACTTCAAAATTCCCAAATAATCCATAATTAGTTTTTCTTGTAGTTGTCCAGTTAATTGTAAATTCCTCAACATTAGTTGTTACTGTTACGATTTCTTTTCCAGCAATTGCTAAATCATTAAATATTGATTGTATTAATGATGTTTTTGATTGTGTACTTCCATTAGCTAATAGGAAATCATTTACAGTCCCTAATGGTGTTGAAAATCCATTAGCTTTAACTGTACCTGATTTTGATATTGAAAATAAATTATTTCTATCAATATCAGATGTTCCATTACCAATAATAAATCCTAAATTACCATCTATTTCATTATATTTACCAAATATTGTTTGGTCTGCTGAATCATATGATAATCCAACACCTATACCAATAGAATTATTTTCAATTGAATTTATATCTTTTCCAGTAACAAATGAATCAGAACCATAAATATTAACATTCCAACCTCTTTGTATTACATATTCTTTTAATATATTTGTTATTGGAGATATTCTTTTAACTTCATCTATATGGAATTCATTAATATTAGTATAATTAAGCCCATAAATTATTTCTGGGGATTCTGTTAATCTATTAATGAAACTTTCTTTTGACCTAATTTTTTTAGATATTCCAGCTCCTTCAAAATATTCTAAAAATTGTTCTTTAGAAACTAAACCATTTTCATCAATATTACAAATAGGTGTTTTATTTGTCCATATTCCATTATTATATATCCAAATTGACGAAGTTTCAAAAACAAAAACAGACCAACCATTTTGTGGAGAAACATATGTTTGTAATAGAGAATTATATGTTGATACTGGTGGTTTCCAAGTTGATAATGCTGTAGCACTTAAAACACTATTCCAATTATTTATATCTGCTTGTGAAACAAATTTCTTTGTTGTTGTTTCAATAATATCATTTACTGAATGTGTATGTATTTTCTTTCCAACTTCAATCCATGGAGACCATAAAAAAACATTATCACTATTTGAAACTCTTTCAAATACAGATATTTGATAATTTGTAGAATTTCCAATATAATCAAAACATGTATATCTTTGTAATAAATCAATTTTATTTAGTGTTTTTTCTATATTGAAATCAATAACTTCCAAAGCAAACTTTTTATTATTTAATATAGGTTTATTTTGAATTGAACTAAAATTTTCATTAATAATAGTATAATATTTTCCTGGAATTATAAAATCATCCAAATTAGTATTTGGATTTATTCTAATAGGTTTGTTTGTTTCGTTTAAATAAATAATTTTATTATTGGTATATTTTAATATATTGGAATCTATAATAAAATTGTAAGATAATGTATTATCAGGTTTAATATATTGCAATGATAAATCATTTGTAATAAGACCTAATCCATAATTATTTAAAAAAATATTGTTTATATCTGAAGTTTCATGTATAATTTTATAAGTTAAATCTGTTGTTGGTATAATACCAACAACTTTACTTTTATCAAATTTAGCATCAATACATAAAAATACTTTATTTACAGATGAAACAGTTTTTTTAGATAAATTTAATACTAATGATAAATTTTTTAATAATGTAGAACTTGAATAATTTAATACATCAATTTGATATTGTCCTATTTCATTATCGAAATTTGATAATGAAATTTTTATTTTACAATTAAAATTTTTACCAACAATTGAAAAAACATGATAAAAATTCTGTATTTTATTATTTGAATAAAAATTTGGTATAATAACATTTCCAATTTTTGTTGTTGTTAATGTATTAACATCTATTATTTGATTTTTATATTTTTCAGTTTTTAATTGAGTTAATTTATTTTTTTCATTACCATCTATTAATCCTTTTGAACCTTCTTCAATTAATTGACCTTCTGAATTTAATTTATTTTCGGTTGAATTTAATTTATTTTTTAATTGAGAAAAAGATAAAATTTTATTATCTTCCGAATTTTCATTAAAAAAAGTTTCACGATAATAACCATCTAAATCCCATTCATCACCAATTGTAACATATCCATTATCAAATCTTAATGAATAACCAATCTCACCTTCATTTTCACTTATTATTAATATTCCAGATAAATAAACACCTTTATCTGTTTTTATTAATAATTTTTTGTTAGCATAAATATTATCAAAATTATTTAGTTCTATTTGTGTTTCTATATAACCAGATTGACAAGGTTTCAAAAAGGTAATTTTTTGTTCATTTAATTTTGAATATTCTAGTGGTGTTATCATAAAAAATAATTTTTTAATTTAAAGTTTCTTTTGATATAGCATTAATATCGAAAAATAATTTAATAGGTGTATTGTTTATATCTGAAATATTAAAATCCCCATTTAATATAGGTAAATATTCATCATGTTTTATTATATATGGAGTTGAAATTTCTTTATTTTCAATCAATTTCTGTTTTTCAATAATTTCGTTAAAAATAGTATATTCAAAAAATGTATTATTTATTTCCATAAAATTATTAAATAATAATTCAAAATTTAATTGGAAATTTTTATCATAGAAAAACTTACTAAATTCACTATATATTAATGTTTTTATATCAAATAAATTTCTTTCTAATTCCAATTGATTATTAAATAATATTTGAAGAGCAAATTTATTTGTTTTTGAATGATATAAATTATGACTTGATAACGCAAATTCATTTTCATTTAATAAATTATCAAAATTTGATAAATCTTCATCAGAAAATAAATATGATTTTAAATTTATTATTTGTTGATATTGTTGCAATATCATATTTTTATATTCAATATTAACATATTGTTTTTTGGAAATAAATATGTTATTTATTGATTTATGATTTTCTGATAACATAATATTTTGTAGTAAAATATTACTGTATTTATTTATATAGTCTCGATAAGAAACAAAATCAAATAATAAATTAACACCATGATTAAATCCAATAGCAGCTCTTAATGAATTAACATCTGTACCATTAGAACCAAAATTAAATCCAGAAATATTATATATTTCTATTTCATCATCAGATAATTCAATTAAATTTCCTTGTGAATTAATTAAATTATCTGCTTCAAAATTAGTTTTGTAGTTAATATTACCAAATTCTCCTGATGTAACTCTATATTTTATATCAATAATATCATTTAATTTTGTTCCCTTAATATAAATTATTAGAGGAGTATCAGTTTTATTTGAATATTTAACTAAAAATTGTTTATTATCATGTAAATTTTCGTTATCAAAAAAACTTTTAACCTCAGTAAAATTTGTTGTGCCTACTGAAATATTGATTGAATTTTCGGCTATTGAATCAGTATTCAAATAAATTCTTTCAATATATTTTCCTGTTGATTTTTCATTTCTTTGTATTAATTGACCCTCAACAACAGGAATAAGTAAAACATCATTTTCAATTTTTAATGTTTTATTTGAATCATAATAATAAGATAATTTGGTTGCTTTACATATTAAATTTGAATATGCATGTAAATATAATGGGAATCCAACTCTATTAAATAATTTTGGGTTAACTTTAATATACAAAATACCTTTAGATGGTATTTTTAATTTTGGTTCAAATCCATTTAATGATGCTAAATTTCTTAAACTAAATATATTTGATGCTGTTAAAAAATTTCTTTCTTTCTTATAAATTTTTAATACTAATTCTAAATGAGAAAAAATAGCATCAATACCATTAAATAATTGCCAAAAAATATTAGTTTGTTTTTTTGGTATTTTTTCTGAAATATATTTAGAAAAAATTTGTCTTGTTGTTATTTCTTGTTCCATTTTATCCTAATAAAAATTTTTGTATGAAATTGGTTGAATTTTCATTACTATATACTTTTGCTTCAATATAGATTAAATCCTTATTTTCAATATTTATAATTTCGACATTTATTTCATATTGGTGATTTTTTGCTTGGTTACACTCATTACCAATAAAAATTGAAATTTCAGATTTTATTTGATTTAACGAAATATATTGATTAAATAAATATTTCGTTAAATCAATACCTTTTATTACTCCCCAAATTTCTTCTGGAGCAATCTTAATTGCTAATTCGATTTCTTGAAAAAATAAATGTAATGGTGAATTTATAATATTTTCGTTAATATTACTTGATTCATATAAATTTAGGTCTACATATTCCATTTTTATTTTATGGATTAATTAATGAATTTGTTTGCATTTGTAATTCCAAAAAAGAATTTAATCTTGATAATGTTTCAAAATGACTTGACCAGAATCCATCATTGTATTCCTCAATAATTATTTTAGATGCTTCATTATTAACTGTTTTCATATTCATTTTAAATTGATAACCAACAGAACGTGAATCATTTGTTTTTTGTGTATATTTTGGTAATTCATAATGAGTTACTTTATTTTCAAATGGATTTATGAAATTAATTCCATGTAATTTATCAACACCATCAATATCTTTATAAAATATTAATAAACAATTAAAATCAAATGTATTAACAATATCGGTTGGAATCGTTTCATAAATTAAATTATCAAAATCTAATACTTTTTTAGCTAACGGGTCTGTAAAATAAAATTCTTTTAAACCACCAGCATCATATATAGCTAAATCTATATCATTAGTTGTAATAATATCATTTATGGTTGAATTTTTAAAAACTGTTGTTAACTTAGCAGAATTATTCGGAATTAAACCAATAATTTCTCCCCAACCATTATTATTTTCGATAGTTATGAAATTACTTGTTATTATTTTATTAACAAATGTAATTGAATTATGTATTTGTCCATAACTTAATCCACAATAATTTAAAAATTTATAAAAAGCTAATTCAGTAATATTTTGATTATTTCCGGTATTTTGTCTTATTATATTTTCCATATAATATTGCATACCTTTTGGTATTGTTGTATTTGGATTATCAACAACAACATTAACTTCAGCTAAATCTAAAAAGAATTTATCTGTTATACCACCATTTTTATAATTTGGTAAATTTAAAGCTACCATTTTAGAAAAATAATATTCAGTTCCATTATTTGTAGCTTTATCAAAATCCAATAAAGATTTAGAAAAAGTTATATATGTTGATTGGTTATCTAAAAGTGTTTTAAAAATCGGTAAATTCATGAAATATTATTTTAAATTATTATTTGAATATTAATATTATATATAATTCGATATAAACATAAAAAATTTCTTTAAAAAACATTCAAAATTTCAAACTATGCCCACAGGAAATTATAAAAATATTTTAGCTGGAAAAGAAAAAATATTTAAAACTGCAGATGTAAGAAATATGGCTAAGGAATTAACCAAAAAAAATTATATAGGTTTAGGACGTTTTTCAGAATTTGAAACACCTGAACAAAGATTACATAATAGACATTATGTTGACCCATTATCATTAAATTTTAAATTATTATTTGATTTTGATTCTGTAATTGGTTTATTTGCTGAAGAAACAAATAAAAATTCAGCATTAGCTTATTTAAAAAGAATTGGTGAAGATGATAGATTTGATATGTTAAAACATTGGATTACGGAATTTAAAAAATTTGTTCAAGAATATGATTTTTTAATATTAGAATGTGTTGGATTAGATACTATTATATCTTGGAAACAACATGAATTCTTTACTGAAGAAAATACAATTGAATTAAAAATTCGTGAAACTTCAGATATGCGTATACAAGCATTAATAACAACATATAGACATATATGGTTTGATGAAAAAAGATGTGTTGAAGTAATACCTTCAAATTTACGTAAATTCAATATGAACATAATTGTTTTTTCATCTGGTTATTATAATATGTTTTTTTATGATGATTTAGAAAATGAAAAAAATATTGATAAGGAAAATCAAGGTCCAGATGCTAAAATAATTTTTCCAACAGTAAGAAAATTAGCTGACAATAAAACATTTAATAATCCATTACATGACAAATTTAATCATTTATTGGTTAGTTTGGAAAGTTGTCATATTAATAATGAATCTGGAAAATCATTTTTAGAAACATTAACAAACGAACCAAATGGAGATTTTATTAAAAATAATTTGGTTTTGAATTATAAATTTGCAACTCATAAAGGTAGATTTAATAATATTATGGGTGATTTTGATTTTGTTGATTTATTAGTTATGATGTCTGTACAAAATAAAGCTATAACATCAACAAATAATTCTATAACTCCTAATACAAATAACTCTAATACAACAACAAATCAAACTACAAATAATTCTAAACTGGTTACTGCATTAAAAACAATGGGTACATCTGTTAAAAAAAATACTATTAATAAATTAAAAACAAAAGCAAATAATATTATTCCAAAATTAACTTCAAGAAATTCCGTAATTGGAGATTTGGTAGGTAAAATGACACCTGCTTTTGCTGAACAAATGATTCAAAATACAATTAATTTAGGTATTGATTATATTGAGAAAAAAGCAATTACAGACCCGATAGCCAGAGTAAATAATATGTTATTTCAAAATTTTTCAAATAATCTCATAGATATATATAAAAATAATTTTGATAAAAATTCTAGTAATAAAATCGAGTTAATTCAAAACCCAATAAAAACAAGTGATTCAGGTAATAAACCTATTAATCCAAACTTAGGTACAGCTGAAACACAAAATAATATAACTTACGGAGTTGATAATGTTTATAATAGAAGTGGATTTTAATGGGATTAGTTAATATATATTTTGGGAAAGTTGTTGATGTAAAGGATGATGAAAAGAAAAATAGGGTAAAAGTTTCTATTCCAGGGTATACAGATGAAATACCAAAAGATGATTTACCTTGGTATTTTCCATTTTTTGGTTTAAAATATTTACCTATCGAAAATGATATTGTTCCTGTTTTAATTTTTAATGAAAATTTTACTCATGGATTTTATAATAGTAAAATTGATTTGGTAGATAATGGATTAAGTGGAACAGAATACGAAAATTATGTTGAACTTTATAAGAGACTTGGTGTTGAAGCTTATTATAAAGAATCCGAAGGTTGGTTTTTCAAAAATAAAGATTCAAGCATTCAAATAAATGAAGAACAAATTGATATTAAAGCTGTCAAGAAAATTAATCATAATTCAGGTGCTGAACCAATGGTTTTAGGTATTCAACTATTTAAAATATTAGATAGATTAATGGACGGGCTTTTAGCTGAAACACATACAACACCATCTGGTCCTTCAGGTCCTCCAATAAATGCAACAACATATTCAGATATTAAATCTGATTTAGATAAAATAAAGTCTAAACTTTCATTTCTAGAATAATTAAATTTCAAAAATATGCCATTAGATAAAGCCGGTTTAAAATCCGATATAAAAGCACTTTTAAATGAAGCTAAAACCAAAGAAGACCAACAAGCAGCTATTGATGATTATGCTACTAAATTAGCTGATGCTATCGATAAGTTTGTTAAATCTGGTGAAGTAAATACTAGTGGTTCTCCAACAACACATACAGGTAAAGTAACTTAAAAATAAATTAAATGTCTACTCAAAATTTTCCTGTAATATTATATGATATTGATAATAATACAATACCAATAAATTACACAGCTAAATCCAATACATTTTTTATTAGGAGTTATCAAATTTTTTCAATTGAAATTATTGAAAATTTGATAACTCCTAATACAATTTATTCTGTAAAACAAAATCCAACACCTTTATCAAACGATGATTTATTTATTATAAATAATAATAAGTCATTAAATGATAATTTTGGTTATACAATATATTTAGAAAGTAATATAATTATAAAAGTAACTGGTATAGATAATATTTCACGTTTTTATTATATAACTTATTTGCCTGATAATATAATAAACGAAACTCAAGAACATTATAATGATTTATTAATAAATAATCATTTACCAAGTTTTGAAGAATTGGAATCTGCGTTAATTAATGAAAATAAAGCAGAATTATTAAAACGTTTATTACTTGATTTCAAAAACATTGTAAATAAAAAAGGTACTAAAATAAGTATTATTAAATTTTTAAATTTAATTGGTTTTACTCCTGAAAGTATTAAAGTTTATGATGAATATTTAATAATCTCAAATAATCAAAAAACATTAACTCCAAATAAAGAGAAAGATATAAAAACAGGATATTATCATGTTTTATATGATAATTGGCTTGTTGATGAAAATGAAAAATATACAATAAAAAATTTACCAAGAAGAATTATTAATATAAATAATTTAGATGAATTTTTTAAAAGACTTGAAAAAGCTATTGCTTTAGCAAATATTTACTTTACTTTGCCTGAACAAGATATATCATTTTTTGGTTTAGCAAATTCTGTAAATATAGAAAAATATTTATCTATTGCAGGAAATACAACAATATTAAATGAATCAGATTTTCATCATTTCAGAAAACATATTTTTATAAATTTATATAATAAGGAAAATATTACAAATCAAACATTTCTTGTTAAAAAAAATATACAAATAAATAATGTTACAACAAACACTGAAATAAAATATTATTCATCAAATAATTTTCCATTACAAAATAATAATGATTTATTTTTAGTTGAACAAGAAATATTTGATAATAATATTCCAACAAATATAAATCAATTAGATATTAAATCATTATTTGGTAATTTATTACATCTAAAAATTATTAGTGAAAATACTTATTGTGAATATATTATTGAAGAAATAAATAATCCGTTAACTAAAATAGTATCAGATAAATTTTGGTTAACAACAGAACATGAATTAAATATAGTATCAAAAAAATTAGGTAATTATAAAATTACAATTAATATTTATGATATTCATAATAATCGTGAAAGATATGAATATTACTATAAAATTGAAAATAATATAGCATACATAGATTTTGATATATATAATTCCAAATTATTGCTTAATAATAATTTACAAAATAGTTTAAATCAGGATATTGATTCAACATGGTATATAACAGAAATTAATGATAATGGTATTTTACCATTAAATAATACTCCAACAGATTTACCAAATTATTTTGATAATCCATTAAATTTCATTAAATATTTACAAAATAATACAAGATATTTATTACATGAAATTAATAAAAATTTTGTTGTTGATAATATTACTGAAACAATACCATTAAAATATATAGATAATTTTTTGGAAATTATCGCGTTTAAATATAATAATGATTATACATTAAAATTAAGAGTTACAAATCCCGAAACATTACAAAAAGAATATTTAGATTATAATGATGAAAATTGTTATATAATTAATTTAGATAAATTATTTATTACAGGAATAAATATTTCTAATTTAGAAGAAACATTAATAGAACAATATATTTATATTTCAACAACTGAAATTGGTATAAATTTGATACCTGAATTATTTGATTTAGTATTAATTAATAATAATGATGTAACAGATATTTTATCAATTTATGATTTGCCTGTTGAATTTGATTATAGATTTACAAAAATACCTACTAATTATTATTTTCCTTTGTTTTTTAGAGATGATTCATTTATTTTAAATTGGCCATTACAAATTCCTGGAACACCTCAAATTGTTGATTCAATATTTCCAAAATTAAATAATATTTTTTCAGGAGATAATTATTATTTAAAATATGGTGATATTATTGTTTGTAAAATTAATGAAAATTATATTGTTGAAAGTTCCGATATATTATGGACTATAAAAAATTCATTTACTAATGAAATAATATTTCAAACAAATGATTATTCATTAAAATATAGGATTAAAGAAAATACCATTTATTCAATAATATTAAATTTAAAAATTAATGGTATTGAATATACAATAAATAAATCCTCTGTACAATCATCATTTATTTAATATGAAAAAATCATTAATTATAGGTATTGATTTATCTTTTAATTCAACAGGAATAACTATTAAAGAATTTTTAGGTGAAGTTCCATTAAACATTAGTTTCCATAGATTAATATTTGATGATGAATCAAATAAATTTAAAAAATATATTCCAAAGCCTATATTAAATGTAAATCAATCAACATATAAATTACCAACTAATATTTCTGTTAATGATATTATTTTAGATGATAGTGATTTTTATTCAGAAAGCCAAGCAAAAGTAACTTTAAAGGCAATGGTTTGTACTAAAAGAATATCAGAAATTATTTATAAAAAAATAATTGATATTAACAAAGATTCTAACATAGATTTATATATAAATATTGAGGGATTTATTGCCCCATCAATACAGGGAATAAATCAATTTAATACATTAGCTGGTTTAATAATGTTACAAGGTATGTTGAGAGCAGATTTAATAAAATTAAAATTACTTCCAGCTATTAATATAGATAATTTCAAACTATTTATAACATCACCTTCAGATTTGAAAAAATGGTTTACAGGAAATGGAAGTGCTGATAAACAAGAAATGTTAACAAATTTTCTAACAGTATATAATGGTAAAATATTACTTCCTGACACAACTTCATTAGATAATATTAATGATGTTATTGATAGTTTTGCTTTATCATTAAATTGTGTTGCTAAAGTTAAAAAACTTACTGAAGTAAAGAAAAAACCAATAAAGAAAAAGAAAAAAAAGAAAGCTCCAGCTTTCGATATACTTAAAAATTCAATCAACTTATAATTGTAAAATAAAACAGATATATGAATAATACTAATAATACTAATATAATAGCTGAAAATATTTCATTACGTGAAATATTAAATAATTTAAACTCAGGACTTTATGATGTTAACGAATATGATAATATTCGTATTTTTTCAAAAAATAAACCTGATTTCATAATTTTAACAGTTGAAGCTCAAATATCATCAAATAATTTAATAAAACTTTTTGAAAATGAGAAAGTTGATAATAGTTTTAAATTTGAAACAACATTTAATGATTATGTTGTTGTTTCAAAAGATAAACAAGAATCATCAAGTATTTCATTATTTGAATTAATTCTTTCATCAGAAATATTAAATATTGATGAATCAGATAAATGGTCATTAGATACAAATGATTTTATTTGTATTGAAATAGATTATGTGGAAAAAGAAATAGGTTTAAAAATGTCTGAAATTGATATGAAAATTTTGGGGTAATATTCAACTTATAAATGAATAATATATTGGATATATAAAATATTAACAAATAAATTTTAGAAATTGGTTGAGGAACCGAATTAAAATGGTATGAAATGGTTGTTGATAGTAATCCTTCCTAAATATTACAACAAGTTATTATGAATGTGTTAATTTAGCTAATTAAGTTTTATAATAAACAGTAAACCACTTTTGTTATTTTTACCGTACGTTTTCAGTCAGCCCATTTACTTATAGTGAAAGCCTTGAAAAGTTCTTTAAACGGCAGGGAGATATATGTAAGTCTCCGAATCTGGTCTATGGTGTAATGGTAACACAAATGTTTTTGGTGCATTCTTTATAGGTTCGAGTCCTGTTAGACCAACAATAAATATCCCGGAAGATATTTATATTTCAAAAATTATTTAAAAATTATTTAAAAATTATTATTATGAGCGATTCAATGAAAACTCAAGAATTACCTAATGATGACGCTATGTTATCTGCTTTTCTTCATTCTGGTGAAGAAACTGTTATTGTTAAAGCTGAAGATATTCCAGTTGAAAGTTCAGGGATTGATTACAAAAAATCATTTTTTGAACCCCAAGTTGGTATGTCGTATACAGTTAAACTTTTAACCAATCCATTTGGTGTACCTGGAAGTACAACAAATTCAACAGCAATTTCACATCGTAAAGTTTACAAAGATTTACCAGACCCTAAAAGAAAAGGTAAAAAATTCCATTATGTAAGTTCTGGAAATGCTAAAACTTGTAAAGCTTTAGATTTATTCTTTGAATTAAATAATTTAAAGAAAAATGGAGATGTTCTTGCTGAACAAAAAATATCTGAATTTATGGGAGCAACTAATCAAGGTGCTATTTTAATTCAAGTATTATCTTCTCCAATAGCTGAAGAAATTGGAATGTACAGAATAATGACATTTTCAACATTTGGTCCTAATGCAACAATTGCTAATTTGATTCAAGAAAAAATGAATCCAACTAAGGAAATGATTGCTAATGGATTTGAAAAAGAAGATGTTTTCAATATTTTTAGTTCAAACGCATTAGTAATTCAATGTGATGAAGCTGAATATGAAGGACAAAAAGGACGTGATTTTTCGAAAACAGTTTTTTCTAAAAATCAACGTAGTGCTTATGTTGTTTACGAAAAAGATGGTAAAGATGTTAAATACGAATTTAGTAAAGATGATGTTGTTGATGGTAAATTAAGACCTGAAGCTGTTGAATCATTTAAAGCTTTTATTGAACAATTAAAAAATCCAGATATTTCTATTCATAATTTATTTTCTTATAAAGAAATTGGAGACCCAAAAAATTCTGAAGATACAGAAAAATATCTTGTTCAGCTTCATGAAAAAGTTGATGAAATTATTCCAATAATTAAAAATGCAAAATCTATTGCTGAAATAAAACAATATGGTGTTGTTGATACTACATCAACAGGCGATTCAGCACAAACAATTAATGGAACTAAAGCTTCAGATATTCTGAAAGATTCTGCACCAAGTGAATTAATGAATTCTATTTTAAATGAAGGACCTACTGAAAATAAAACAGAACCAAATGTTGAAAATACAAATAAACCAAGTGTTGATGATATTTTAAATTCATAATTATTCATTTATATTATTTTGTAAATAAACAAAGCAAGTTTTCCGGGACTTGCTTTTTTACTTTGAATTAAAAATTATTTTTATCATGAAATTTATAGCTACACCTGGAAAAAATTTCAAAAACTATGTTAAGGTAGTTTTGGAAACAAAAGAAGATTTGAGTTTGTTTAAATCTGTTGAAAATATATTATCTAGAACTGAATATAAACCATTTATTAAATCATTTAATAAAAATGTTTGTGAAAGTTATTTAATTGACAAAACATTTTTTCCTGCTCAACTTTGGCAAGATGTTTTAAAAGGATTAAAACCAATATTACCAAACATTAAACTTGAAAATAGTGGATTTTTATATTCTGATATTAAAAAATCTGATGTTGAAGAATACGTTGAAATATTAACATTACCTCCTAAATACAATTTATTTCAAGATGAATATTTTTATCAACTTGAATCTGTTTATAGGGCTTTATTATTTAAACAAAGCAGAATCGAAGTTGGAACGGGAGGTGGAAAAACCATGATTACATATTTATATTGTCGATATTTAATTGATAATATAATTTCCAAAGATAAAAAAATATTAATTATTATTAATCGTAAAGATTTAGTAAGACAAACAGCAACTGCTTTTGATGAATTTGATACATTTAATGATGTTCCTTTAAAAGTTGAAACAATTTATTCAGGTGCTAAAAAAGTTGCAAATGCAAATATTGTTATTGGAACATATCAATCATTAAAAAATTATGAAAAAGAATATTTTGATGATTTTAGTTGTGTTATTTGTGATGAAGCACATTCAGCAAAAGCTTATTCAGTAAGAAATGATATATATTCAAAATGTTTTAATGCTGAATATTTATTTTCAATGACCGCTACGTACCCAGATTATAATACGTTAGATTATTTATCTATAGTTTCTATGTTTGGACCATTGGTATTTGTTAAAGATACTTACGATTTAATTCAAGATGGAAATATTACACCTGTTTTTATAAACAAAATTATTATTAATTATGATGAAGAAAATAAACATTTTTCAGAAAATTTAATAGAATCTGGAATAGTGGGTGCTGAAAAATATAGAATTGAAAAAGTATTTTTTCAAAATTACGAACCAAGAACAAAATTAATTACAAAATTAATTAATGGATTTGAAAATAATCATTTAATTTTAGTTGAATCCGTTGAATATTGTGAATATTTAAAAGAATTTATTTCAAATGAATGTCCTAATAAATATGTTGATATAATACACGGTAAAATTTCAACAAATGACAGAGATTTTATAAAAACTTCTATGGAAGAACGTGAAGATATGGTTCTTATCGCAACTTATGAAACAATGAGTACTGGAGTTAGTATTAATAATATACATCATGTCCATTTTCCTAATGGTGGTAGGAGTAAATTTAGAGTTAAACAAGGAACTGGGAGAGGTGTTCGCTTACATAACAAAAAGAAAGTTTTAAATGTTTTTGATTATCAAGATAATATGAAACGTTGTGCTTTTAAAAATCATGCAAAAGAAAGAAATAAAATTTATGAAGATGAAAAACACCCCAGCAAGGAATTTACAGTAACAATATAAAGCAAATGAAAATCATGAAAATACCTGAAAACACAAAATTATCTTCAACAAAAACAGATAATTATGATAAAATTGATAAAAGATTATCATGGTTATGGTACTCATCAAAAGATGTATATGAATTTTTAACACCTGAAAAAATAAAAAATAATCTTGATTTATTTATAAATGAATTAAATACGGAAGATTTTGGATTTCAAAAATATAAAATACAAAGAGGTGATAATATGGAATATTTTATTATTACAGAAAATCAAAAATTTAATTTAAAAATTATTGAAAAAATTGGAAAACAAATATTTTCCAATTTTGTATTTAAACCAAGAATTTATAAAAAATCCAAAGTTGTTCAATTTAATTTTCAACAAAATTTTTTAAAGGAATTAGCACATAATATTAAATCAAATTCAGAAAAAATTTGTAATATTTATTTTGATAAACGAGGCAATATGGATATTTATATGGTTCGTTTTGATAGAATGTCTGATTCGGGTATTTTTTACAATTTGAATGGAAGAACATATATTCCAAATGAAATGAGTAAAAAAATTGGATTAATTAGAAGTGGTGATTTTGGTTCTGCAAATGAAGGTTTTATTGCTTCTGATGAAGGATTAAAATTAGTTATTACTGAATTAAAAAAACATGGATATGAAGTAGGTTTTACAAATATTTTGGAAAGATAATTAAAAATTTTTCAAAATATAATACAAATATATAATAAAAATTAGTAATTAATATAAAATATCATGGAAATAAATAATTTTTTAACCACTTTAGAACAAGCAACAGGAAGAATGCGATTAAAAGAAATTACTTCAGCTGTTGAAACATTAAAATCAAATAATTCAGATTTAATGTTGTTTTTAACAAACAATACACCAAAATGTAGTGATTTTGATATTGTTTCTTTTTTGATTGAACAACAAACATTAATGTTAAATTCAAGAATTCCATTAAATTTAACAAAAAATATTTATGACCAATATTCTATTATATTTGTTATTTGTGTTTTGGAATCAACAAAAGTTAAATCTGAAAGAAATAAATTAACAAAAATGTTTTCAGATTTATTAGCTAATTCAGCAAAATTTGATATTTACAAAAAAGTAAATAAAAATTTAAAATTATCAAGTTCAGCTGATTCACAAATGAATGAATTATTTTGGTTAATTCCATTATTTTCAAATGTTAGTGTTTTAACAAAAATAGATGTTGAAAAATTCATTCAAGAAATGAAAGAATGTTCCGTAAAAGTTAATGAATTTATTTTAGGTTATGGATATTATGTAACAAATAATATTACTAATATGGATAAATCAGCATATAAACTTTATTTACAAGAAGGATTAAAATTATCAAAAAAACAATAAAACAATAAAAAACAAATGGAAAATAATATTAATGATTCAATGAATTATTTGTCAGATATAACAAATATATACAAACAAATATCTATTGAACCAGATATGTTATTTGATGTTAATGATGAAAAAGAATTTCTTATCAAATGTATAGAAACAACATTTGATAAGGATTTTTTGTTAATAGAAACCAATTTATTATTAAATGATATTAACAAGTTAAATATAAGTTTTGTAAATTTAATTAAGTTATGCAAATCTCAAAAAACACCATACATAAAAATACATAAAATTTTTATTGAATATTGTGATTATTTTGATTTACCATATAATAAATGTTTTTTATCACTTCATGAAAAACTACAAATAATGATAAAAAATGGTACAATAGATATTATAGGTATTGAACAATTTAAAAAATTAGATAAATTAAATAACCCAAATAAAGTAACAACATTATTTGATTTAATAAATAAATAAAATATGGAAAATACTAAACCAATAAAATATGAATTTAAACAAATAGAACGTGGTTTAACAGCTTTTGTTGGAAACTTTGAAAAAAAATTAAATGAAATATATTCTGATATACCTATTTTAATTTTAGATTCAGGTGACGAATCATATTTTTTTAGAGAAAAATTTCAAGAAACAAAAGAAAAATATTTACAAGTTCCAAGAGTAATTATAGCTATTGATTCTGTTGAATTTCAAACAGACCAAGATACTAATCAATATACTAAAATAATTTATCGTTTTAATGATGAAAATTATAGAAGTCAAATAAGAAGAAAAGCAACAAATTTACCAATAATAATTAATTTAGTTTGTTCCAATTTTATTAAAGCTTTGGAATATTTAGAAGTTATTGGTAGTATATTATCTTTAGATAATACATTTACATATCATCATTTAGGTAATGATTATCAAGGTAATTATAATTTAACAAGTATGTCTATGGAAAAAAATTCTATGGATATTGGTAGCGGTACAAAAAATTATGTTATTAAAGCAAATATTGATTTGATTTTACAATTATTTTTTGTTAATTTTTCAACTATAGAAAAACTTGGTTTTGGTGGACAATCAATGCAACCTGGAGGTTATGATATTAATGGAAATTATGTAGGTGGTTATGATATTAATGGGAACCCAATTGAAGGTGGACAATATAATCAACAAGGACAATTGGTTGGAATTTATGATGGAAATGGAAATCAAATAAATAGTGGAAACATTAATGGAACAGATGTAGGTTCAGGACTTAAACCAATATTTAATATTGAATCAGAAAATAATATAGAAACATATTTAACTAAATTAGACCCAACTAAATAAACAAAAATCATGAATAAAATTTTAAAAATACTAGATTATACTGAAAAAAATAAATATTACAGATTTTTATATTATTTATTTTGTCCAATATTTTATTTATTTGATTTATTATGTTTTTATTATTATTGGAATAAAATAAAAACAGAAATATTAACAAATGATGATTTGATTTCTTTTCTTGATACAAATGAATTTGGATATAGATGGAATAAATTATATAAAATTGATATAATTGAACCAAATTCATTTATGGACCAATTTTCATTAGATGAAATGGAGGTTAAAATAAAGTTTGAATTTACTAATGAATTTACAAAAAAAATATCTGAAAATACAGCTTTTGATGTTGAAAATTATATAAATTTACATGTTATAACATCAATAATTCCTGAAAATAAAATTAAAAAATATCAAGTTGATATTAGATATTATAGATATTATTTAATTGAAAATAATTTTAAATGGTTAATTTTATGGTGTATACTTTTTTTCTCATTAATAATTGTATTAAAAGAACTTCTTATTAATGTTTAATTTTTAGGATATAATAAATAATCATGAATAAAATAATAATTAAAAATAATTAAAAATGGAACAAACACCAGAAAATTTAAACTTAAATCAACATCAAGCAAAAACAGAAATTTCTTTGTATAATTCTATTGTTGAAAAAATAAAAAATGCCGATATAGATAAAACTTTTGAAAAAATTGAAAAAAATAATTTTTTCCTGAAAAAAGAAGATTTTGAATTATTAGGCAATATTGCTTATATGTATGGTTTAGAATTTTGTTCACAAAAAGAAAGTTATCGTAAAAATATTATGGATAATTTTATTTTACGTATGAATAATGTTGACATAACAGCTGAACAATTAAGAAAATATCATAATATTATTTTAAATGTTTCTGTTGAAAATTTAGAACAAATAAAAGATGAATTGAAAGATTTGATTATATCTAAAATTCCAATGGATTTGATAGTTTTCAATAATATAAAATCAAATATTAATACTATTATTAGAAATAGTAATTTTCCAATGCAATTTGCTATTGAAATTAATGATTTGATGAAAACAAAGAATAATTATTCTTATGCTGAATTATTGAAAATAAATAAAATCATTTATGAAAATCTAAACATAATTGGTAGTACATTTAAAAATCTTAGAGCTTTATATTCAAATACAGAATTTAATAAAGCTATTAACAAAGCATCAGATTATTTTGAGTTACAAAAATTTTCTCTTGTTTATTTTGATTCGATTTTATCTTTGAAAGAATATTTTGAAAATTCTAATAAGGATAGTGGTATAAATCACTATATTGATTTTGTTGAAAATCCAGACCTATTAAATGAATTAACTCCTGAATTATCAGATGAAATTTTGGAAACAGAAAAAGTTATCAATGAAATTGATGAAACAGTAGAAATTGAAAATCTTCCTGTTTTTAATAATCCAGAAGATACAGATAATTTTATTAAAGGTGTTTTAATAGAAGTTAATGATAATAAATCAGTTGAAAATGAAAATGATTTATTTTTAACATTTATGGAAATATCAAAAAATTCAGATTTAGTACAATATGTTTATCAATATATAAAAGAAAATAAAGATAAAAATCGTACTGAATTTGAACAAGTATTTAATTTTCCAAAAATACTATTTTTAGATAAAATTAATATTTATTTAGATAATTTAAAGGAAAATTATAAAAAATTGGTGGAAATTTATGTTTCAGAAATAAATCCAGATATTCATCCAAGAATTATTACATATATTAATGATTTAATTCATTCTTGTATTATTGATAATGCAGAAAGAAAATCATATTTGTTTACACAATTAAATGAAAATCAAATTTTCACATATAAACAATTACATCAAATGATTGGTTTAATTGAAGATTGTAATATTGCTGGAGAACATGTAAATACTTATGTAAATTTACGTGATTATCTTGTAAATAATGTTAATTTAAAAACAATTTTTGAATCAATTGATGATATTGAAACATTACAATTTGAAATGCAATTCTTAACAGGTGTTAGTGAATTTTATAATATGGATGTTACTGAGGTTACTGAGGTAACAGAAGAATCAACAGAAGATTTATTATTAAAAATATAAAAACAAAAATAAAATCCGGTAAAATTTTACCGGATTTTTATTAATATTAATAAAAATTTCATGAAAAAGATTATTTTAAATTTTAAAAGAACAATTAGATTTTTAGTATCAATAATTGTATCAAGTGAATTTGCATTTATTTATGTTTTATTAGGAACAATAAGTCAGGTAGCTCACACATATTTTTTATTAGAAAATATTTCATCATTAGAAGGAAATTGGAAAATATTCCAATCAGTAATGTTATCAATTTTTATTTCATCAAGTTTATTATATTGGGTTGCAATATCAGATAAAGATGATAAAACAGATGAAGGAATTAAAAATTTTAAACGAGCAAATTTTGCTGTTTGGTTATTTACAATAATAGAAATTTTCATAAATATTTATTATTATTCAAAACATTTAGTTATTGATAAAAAAGAATATCAAATATATGAATTTATATTTGCTTTAATGATTGCATGTTTAATACCATTAACGATTAAATTATTTTCATCTAATATTCGTAGTAAATATTGGATATTAGAATTTGAAGATAATGATATTGTTGAATCCTCCAATGATGAAACAAATTCATTATCAGAAGAAAAATTATTAGAATTCATTCAACCAATGATTACTAATTTTGAAGATTCTTTAAAGGAAATTCAAGATGTTAATCAAGAAAAAATTGATGAATTAATTAATAAAAAATTAGTTACATTAAATGAAGATATTGATAAACAAATATCTGATTCATATTTAAAAAATCAAGATTTATTTTTAAAACAATTTGAAAATAAAGCAAAGGTTTTATCAAACAATTATTTAGAAAATTTAAAAACAAAAATATAATGGGAGGTATTGTAATAATTGGATTTTGTTTATCTGTGTTTATTTGTTTACTATTGTTTACAGTTGATAAACACGATAAACTAAAGGAAAAAATTGAATCACGTAAAGGAAATAATTGTGATAAAAACAATGAAATGTGTTGTTCTGATTGTATTTGTTACGATAAATAAAAATAATTAAAATAATGAAAACAACATTATTTTTTGGGTTAATCATTATTTTAATAATAGTTTTTATTTATTATAAACTAAATGATGATGATGATGATTATGATAATTCAGCAGGATTTTTTGGAATGAGATAAAAACTTATATTTATAAAATGGAAAATACTCAAACATTAACAATTTTGGAAAAATATTCACCTAAATCATTAGATGAATTAAAATTACCTATTCGTATACATTCACTAATAACAGAAAATATACATAGACCAGGATATAGATTGTTATTACATGGTCCTCCGGGAACTGGTAAAACAACTACAGCAAGATTATTGAATTCTGATAAATCTAAATTTGATGTTTTATATCTTTCAGGTTCTAATGATTTTAATGTTAATGTTTTAAGAGAAAAAGTATATCCATTTGCATCAAATCATTCTGTTTTAAATAAACAAAAAACCATCATTATTGATGAAGCAGAAAATATTTCTGACAAAATACAGGATGCTTTTAAAATCATATTGGATTCTTCTAAAAAAGTAAATTTTATTTTTATTACAAATGAAATTGAAAAAATGAATAGTGCTGTTTTGTCTCGTTGTACACAAGTTGAATATAATTTTCAAGCAAATGAATTACAGGAGCAACAAATAAATTATGTTACTTACTTAAAAAATATTGCTGTTTCAGAAAAATTAGAACATGATGGTCCTGGATTAAAAGAATTATATATCAAAAATTTTCCAGATTTTAGACATTCATTAATTATTATTCAACAATTAATTGATAGTAAAAAATCAATAACTATTGAAAATGTTAGAGCAACTTCAGAAATTGGAGTACAAAATATTGAATTATATGAATTAATAGAAACTATTCATGATTCACAAAAATTTTATGAAAAAGCAACAGAATTTAAAGGCAGAGAAAAAGATGCTATTAATTCATTAGCAGAACCATATTTTAGATATTTGAATTCTAATGGTAAATTTGAACAAACATTAAAAGTTGCCGTTATTATTTCAAAATATTCAAATATGTTGTCAACTACAACAACCAAATTTGGAACGTTTTTCGCTTGCTTAGTAGAATTACGCGGAGTTTTTAAATAACAAAAATTCATGATATACATATTATTAACAAAAGAAAAAATATCATTTCAATTAGAAATTCAAAAAAATATCATTAATTATTTAAAAAATTATTTATCAAATAATTCCAATATTCAATATAAAATTATTTATTGCCCATTACATATTATAGAAAAAAATTTATCTGAAATTGGAAAAGATGATTATGTTTTATTTCACCCATTTGTGGCAGCAAATAATTTATTGATAGTTAAAAAATATCAAAATAGTGTTGTTATTCTTAGACATAAAACTATTTTGATTCAAAAAATTTCTAAGAGAAATCAAATTAATGAAAATCTTGCAATAAATAATGGTTTTAAAATTTTATACATGGAACCAGAATATGATGATATAACAAATGATTCATATAAATTAATAGTTCAACCAGAAGAATATTTAATTTCAATTCAAACTATATTAAACAAAATTTCTGGATAAATAAAATAATAATAAACTGAATAACAACATGAAAAACAATTTTGAAAAGCCAGATTTTTTTATATCAGGAAAAATAGGTAGTGGTAAAGATACAGTAGCTGATTATTTAAAAGCATATTTTGGATATTATAAATTTCGAATAGCTGATACTATAAAACGTATAATAACTGAAAGAAAAAATGTTTCTTTTGAAGAACTTGAAGAACTTAAAAGAAATAATCCTGAAATTCGTAATGAACATACCGATACAGGTGATTGGTTAGGGAAAGGTTCTAATATTAATAGATGTAATTTATTGGTTAATCGTAAATCATTAGATTGGCAAAATTTAGATGTATCAAAACCGTTTGTTGTTTGTGATGCTAGGAGTAAGGAAGAGATTGAAGTATTTTTACAAAATGATAATATTGGTATTTTTCTTTCCAGATTAACAGGAGAATATTCAAAATCAACACATTGGACAGAACAAAATTTATTTACAAATGGTGTATTATCTGAATTGATAGATGAATACCCAGGACAAATTATTGTTGTATTAAATGGAGGTGAATATAAATTAGAAGATTTTCAAAATCGTGAAAATTTATTAGCTTTAATACAATTTGAAACAGAAAATATATCTGGAGAAGAATTATTAGAAAAAATCGATGTTGTTTTAACACAATTAATTGAAAAAGAAAAGGAGGAATAAAACATGGAAAAAAGACTTTTACTTATTGATGGAAATTATTTTGCTCATAGAGCTATACATGGTTTAAGGATTTCTCAACCTGATTTTAATTTAACAACTGTTCAACAAATGAATAATTTTGAATCATTATTAAATGATTCATTTATTAATTTGTTTAAATCATTTAACAATAGTTATCATGAATTATTAGAAAATATCGTTTTTGTATTTGATAATAAATCATGGAGAAAATCTATTGAACCAATTAAACCATATTATATTAATGATAATACTAAATTGGGATATAAAGATAATCGAAAAGAACAAAAAGAAGAATCAGATATTGATTATGATAATTTTAATTTAACAATTGAAAATTTTCGAAATAAAATAAAATCACAAGTTCCTATTATTCATTTTGATGGAGGTGAAGGTGATGATGCTTTGTTGTTGTTAACAAATAAATTTTCAGAACAAAATATTGAAACCATTATATTTGCAACTGATGGAGATTTAAAATTCCTTGTTAATAAAAATGTTATTCTTTTGAAAAATACAAAATCAAAAGAATTACCCGATGGTGAATTTATTATTTCAGGATATTTACATTCAAAATTATTTGCAGAAAAATCTATGTTAGAAAAATTTACACAAACTAATTTAGATACACAATTTTATGATTTATTATTTGCTATTGATGTTGCAAATGGTGGAACTGTTAAATCAACTAAAAATCGTAAATTAAATTCAGGAATTGCAATAACAAATAAATATACAAATTTATTAATTAAGGTAATTTGTGGTGATGCTAAAGATAATATATTTCCTTTGTATCGTTGGAGAAATCCAAAAGATACAATGAATATGAAAGTTACTGAAATAATGATTAAAAAAGCATTTGAAATGTCTTTATATGATTTTGATGAAAAAACTGTTAAGGAAGCTTTTTCTGATGGTAAATTAATGGCACAAATTTTGATTAATTTAAAAACAGTAACAAAACAATCAAATGTTGAACTTAAACAAATAGTGGAACATTATCAACATAATTTAAGAATGAATAAATTACATATTGAATGTTTACCAGAATATGTTGTTAAAAATTTTAATTCTTGTTATGATGACAATTTATCATTAATCAATAAAAGATTAGAACTTGAAACATTATTAAAAATGAATTTAAAAGTTCATCAAAATGATAATGCTAAAGAATTAATGGTATCTTCAATTGTTTCAGATGATAATTCGAAAGAAGTTATTAATGAAAATCAATCTATAATTGATGATATTTTAGGGATATAAATAAAAATTATAAATAATAAATAAACATGGAAAATCAAGAAACAAATCAAGAAATAAAAACACCTGAATGTATACAGGATTTATTGAAAATAAATAATGTTACAAGAATAACTAAGTTTGATGAAATTAATCAAATTTATGATTATAAAAAATTATTAGAAACCGATGAAGTTTTCATTAAATGTAAGAAAAGTAATATAATTATATTTGATACTGATGTATTTAATAGTTGTTATGTTATTGATGTTTTAAATCAATTCCTAGAAAAAGAAAAATTTGAAAATACGGATATATCATATTGTGATAATATGGGTATTTATGAAGAATTATTTAAAGATTTCTTTAAAGATAAATTTAGTTTGGAAAAACCAATTCCAGTTATTTTAGTTATTAATATTGTTGAAAATTCGGGTGAAATAAATAAAGAAGATTCAGATATTTATTTAATTACAGAAAGATTTGGTCCAATAACAACTAATGAATTTATGGAAATAAAATCTATTATAAATAGATAATTCAAAAAATGAATATATTTTATGTTCAGCTGTTTGGTATGTTTGTAGTAAATGTGTCGATATGTATTAATTATAATAATCCAAAATAATTATGGAACAACCAACAAATAATTCTCCAACAAAAACGGTTAATTATGAAGTTTTCAATCGTTTTCAATCTATGTTTTATCAAAACATTAGTGAATTTGAAAAATATTCATATTATGAAATTAAACAAAACTCATTTATATTATTGAATAATTTAATTAAGGGATTTCCACATTTAGCAGATGAATTATTGAATATATATTCACCTGCAATTAAAATATTTGATTCACCTGCAATTATATTAGCATTACAAAGAAAATTTGTAAATGGTTTTACTCGTCCTAGAATGCCACAATTTCTTTATTATAAATCAAAACCAACAAAAGTTATCAAAGAAAAAATAATTAAAATTGATAAAGATTTACTGGAATTTGGTCCTGAAATTTCAAAAGAAATAATGAGTATTTTAATGTATGATTCTAAAACTTATGAATATTTGAAATTTTCAACTAAAGTACAATTTTTAGGTAAACAAATATTAGGTGAAATCCAAAAGAAAGAGGAAATTAAATCAAGAAAAAAATTAAAATAACTACCTCTATATATAACTACACAACTATTTTAGCTGAAATTAATATTTCAGCTAAATTAATTTAATTTAAAATTTAGAAAACATGATGTATTTATCTTTTTTGCTCCCTGTTTGGAACTTTATTAAAAAATATCTTTGGTGGGGTATTATTATTATTATTTTGTATTTTTCAGCTAAATGGGCTTATAATAGAATAACTTATCTTGAAAAAGAAAATCAAAGAAAATCAGAAAATATCAAAAATAAAGATTTTGTTTTTTCCATGGAAAAAACAAAATCAGGACAATTAGAATATACTGTTGCTGCTTTGACTGTTAAAGCTAATGAAATGAAATATTTTTCAACCGATATTATTAAACGTTTGGAAGACATGAATTTGAAAATTAAAAATATGCAATCAATTTCAAATGTTAATTATCATTACACAACTAATATAGATACTGTACAATCTAAAAAAATTGGAGAAAATAAATATTTAGTTGATTGGAAAGATAAAAATAATAGTATTTATGTTAACATAAATACACCAGTAAATAATAATCCATTTTTATCTGATGTTGTTTTTGAAACTAAAGATACATTATTGATAGCTCCCGAATATTCTTATAAAAGAAGTTGGTTATTTTGGAAAAAACTTACTGGTGTTAAATTACATATTAAATCTGAAAACCCTAATTTCAAATTAGACCAAGTTCAAACTTTCCAGATAACAAAATAAAGATGAAAACAAAATTAAAATTATCGAATGTATTATGTAATTTAGATGAATTTTTTAAAAGAAAAAAAATTTATTTTAATGGAAATTTTAATGCTCCGAGTATACCTGAAAAGTTAAAAATAAAAATATTTGGATAAATGAATTTCTCTTAAAAGCTATAATATATTATTTTTTAACAGATGCTGATTTTAGAAAAATATTTGATTATTCAGAAAAAGAAGTAATTGATATATTAGGTTTAATGGAAACAGAATATAATGATATGACTGAATTTTTATCTACTAGTAATTTAATGTTTAAATTAACAAAAGAATTAATTAATAAAAATAAACTTAATGAATTCAAAGCAAGAAAAGATTTTATTTTAAAAATGAAAGAATTAAAAAATAAAAATGGAAGTTCAAGAAGTTAGAAGTATTAAATCTTCAGCAATAGAAACACTTAAAAGTCGTACAAATATTTATGACCCTCGTATCATTACTGATAAGGATAAAAACTTAGCTGTATGGAATAGTGAAAGTGTTGAACTTGCTAAAAAAGGTTTATCTGAAGGTTATAGATTAAAGGAAAGTCCGTTTCTTAAAACAGTAAAAGATGCTGAATTAAGAAAGGGTAATTTACCATTTAATTATACCGAGGACGAACTTGAGATTCTTAAAATTGTTTGGAAAGATAAAAAATTCTTTGGTAATAATTTTATTCACTTAAAGGATGCTGAGTTTGGTTGGAGACAAATTAAACTTCGTGATTATCAGGAAGATTTATTAGATTCATATACAAATAATAAATGGAACATTTTGATGTTCCCTCGGCAATCAGGAAAAACAACAACAACAGTAGTAGAAATTGTCCATTATGCAATATCTAATTTTGATAAAGATATGGTTGTTATCGCACAATCAGACCTTGTTGTTAATGAAATTCTTAAGAAAGTTAAGGAAGCTTTCCATTCTTTACCATTTTTCATGCAACCTGGATTTATCAAATTTAATGCTTCCGGGTTTGTATTAGATAATGGTTGTAGACTTAGTATTGGTGTTGCATCTGAATCTGTTGTACAAGGATTTTCTCTTGATTTTCTGTTTATTGATGAATTTGCTTATATTCCAAGTCTTAGAGTAAATAAATTTTGGAATAATATTTATCCTGCACTTGTTAATAACCCAAATTCAAAATGTATCATAGCAAGTACTCCAAATGGTAGAAATAAATTCTGGGAATTATGGTATGGTGCTGAAACTAAGAAAAATAGATTTGTTACTTCAAGAATATATTGGTATGATGTTCCTCGACCATGTAAAAAAGGTCAAACACCTGAACAAGCTTTAGAAGAATTTAAAGCAGATACAATTGCCAACGTTGGATTTGAGGGATGGGAAATGGGTTTCGAATGTTCATTTGATACTCAATTGAAATCAATATTTCCAGTTAAAATTCAAAAATGGTTACGTGAAAAACAACGTCAACACAAAGAATTATGGTCAAAAGATAATCACCCATTAGGTAATGAATTTAATATAGAATTTAGAAATCAAGAAGATTTTATAAATGATGCTGGTGAAGAAATTAAAGGAATAAAATATGATTTAAAAAATGATTATTTTGTTATTGGAGAAGATTTAGCTGAAGGACTAGGGCAAGATTGTAGTATAATGAAAATTCGTAAGGTTGAATGGGATATTGTTGATAAATGTTTAAAATATATAAATATTGGTGTATTTAAAGATAATGAAATTTCTGTTGAAGATTTTGCTGAACATAACATGAATTTCTTTAGACATTTTAATCAAAATAAATTACGTTGTGTTGTTGAAACAAATAATTATGGTGGTGAATATTTTGCACAAATTAAACAATTAGCATTAAATAATAATGAATATTCGGATTTTGATAATATTATTTTTGCTAAATTTATGAGAAATTCCAAAGATGATTATGAAATGGGAATTAGATGGGACGCTTCAAATAAAAAAGTAGGTGTCAAAGCATTTAGTAATTTGGTTGGTAAATGTTTATTAGATGAAACTCATTTTGAATCTGTCGAGGAATATTTAAACTTTGGTAAAAATTCTAACGACACATATAGTTCCCAGTACGGACATGACGATTTGGTGATGGCTGATGTTTCCACAAGTTATTTTTTAAAATCAAATAATCTTTATGCAACAAGTTTCCTTAAAGAAGCTGAATATGATTTAAGAGCAAGATGTTTTGATGAAGCTGAAGAAGTATTGAAACAAAAAGAAGAAGAAAAGAAACAAGCTGAATCTATATATAGACGTGATGGCTGGCATTTAAGAAATTCAGAAATAGAATATAATTCAAGAAAACGTCGAAAAGGAGGTACTAATTTATTAATGTAAAATAATTCAATCTATAAATGATTAAATTATTGGATATAAATACAAATGTTATAAATTTATATCAATATGGTTAATACAGTTATTCTTACAAAAAAATTAATAGAAATATATGGTGATTTATATATTTATGATAAAATAAATTATGTAAATTCTAAAACCCCGGTAATTATTATTTGTCGTGAACATGGAGAATTTACTAAAAGGTCTAATGAAATTTTAAATGGTTTTGGATGTCCAAAATGTGCTAATATACAAGCTGGTGAATCAAGAAAGAAAAATGGAAGAATTCCATTAATGAATACAAATATTTTTATCAATAAAGCTAATGAAAAACATAATAATTTTTATGATTATTCAAAAGTTGATTATAAACATTCACAAGAAAAAATAATTATTATTTGTCCAGAACATGGAGAATTTGAACAATTGCCATCAAGTCATTTATTTGGAAGTAAATGTCCTAAATGTTCCAGAAACGAATCTGATAAAAAAAGAACATTAACAACAGAAAAATTTATTGAAAATTGTAATTTGATACATAATAATTTTTATGGTTATTCAAAAGTTGATTATAAACATTCACAAGAAAAAGTAATTATTATTTGTCCGGAACATGGAGAATTTAGTCAATTACCTTCAGAACATTTACGTGGTACAAAATGTAAATCTTGTGGTAATAATAGTATGAAATTAACAAATAATGAATTTATAGAAAAAGCTAATATTATTCATGAAAATAAATATTCATATCATAAAATAAATTATATACATTCAAAACAAAATATTATAATACATTGTACTGAAGAAGATAAAAATGGATTGGTTCATGGAGACTTTGAACAAAAACCAAACCAACATTTAAATGGACAAGGTTGTCCAAAATGCGCATTAAAATTTGATAAATCTGAATCAGAAGTTTTAGAGTTTATTCAATCATTGAACATTAATAATATTATAACTAATGATAGAACTATTCTTAATGGTAAGGAAATAGATATTTATCTTCCTGATTTAAAAATAGCCATAGAATATAATGGTTTATATTGGCATTCAGATTTATTTAAGGAAGATAAATACCATCTTGAAAAAACTGAAGAATGTTTAAAACAAGGAATTCAATTAATCCATATATTTGAAGATGAATGGATTAACAAAAAAGAAATAGTTAAATCAAGATTATGTTATATTCTTAATAAAATAGATAAAGACCATATAGCTTATGGGAGAAATTGTTTTATTAAGGAAATTAATGATAAATCAATAACACGTAGTTTTCTTGAAAGAAACCATATTCAGGGATTTGTTGGTAGTAAAATAGATTTAGGTTTATATATAATCATTAATAATAAGGAATATTTGTTATCAATAATGACTTTTGGTGAATTACGTAAAAGTTTAGGTAATTCTTCTTCAGAAGATTGTTATGAACTATTGCGTTTTTGTAATGCTATTAATTATTCAGTTATAGGGGAGCAAGCAAATTATTAAAATATTTTGAAACTCACTATAGACCAGAAAAAATAATAAGTTATGCTGATAGACGATGGAGTACAGGTAATCTTTATGAACAATTGAATTTTCAACAAATACGTGTATCTCCTCCTAATTATTTCTATATTTCTGTACAGAAAAGATTACATAGATTTAATTATCGTAAAGATATACTTATTTCAAAATATGGTTGTTCTCCTGAAGATACTGGAAGAAATTTCACAAAAAATGTGTTAGGATTAAATCGTATATATGATTGTGGTACATTAGTGTATCAAAAATAAATAATATAAAATTATGAAACTTTCAACTATTTGGACAGATTTTGATGAGTTTTTAGATTTGTGTTTAAAAACAAGCACAAATGATACTCGATATAAAATGAAAATTTATCAAACTTATTTTGATAAAAATGGTTTTTATCAATTTGATTGGCAAAAATTATTTGATGCTATTGTATTTATATTTTGTAACGATAAACGGATTGCTTCTAAATTTGATTATTCAAAAGAATTTTTAAAGGACCAACAAGAAAAACTTGGTAATAAATTCAAAACATTTGAAATTGAAACATTAGATGGAAAAACTAGTGAAAAAATTAAACCAAATGATATTTTAAAAAAATTATTCGAACAATTAAAAGCAACATCAAGAATTACTTTAAATGGTGAAATCCAATTTTGGGGAAGTTATACTGATAATTATAAACAATCTGATAGTATTTATTTAACAAAAACAATTGAAACTGAGAATCCAATTAAAGTAAATATTATTGGTTATATAAATAGACAATTAAAAGATTATTTTAAAGTTATTCATGGAGATTCAGAAATTTTATTAGAATATATTGATGGTAAATATCAACACTCAATAAATACACAAACAGGTAAAAAAGTTAATTTAGCTATAAAATATCCCGAAATAATTCATTTTATAAATGCTAAATATTATGGGATATTATTAGATAACCTATCATTTGCTAATTTTGAATATTTGGTTAAATCTTATTGTGAAATAAAAAATTTAACTGTTCCAAGTAATCGAGGAGAATTAACATCAAAAGAAAGTAATACGTCTATTTCATCTTTAAGTGATGTTTTGAAATATTTTAATGAATCACATAAAAATTATTCAAATATTGTATTCACTTATAAAATGGATAAATTTAATTCATTTTCAGTTAAACGTTCTGATGATGAAGATTATAATAAATTTAGAAGTGAAGATGAAAATGAATGGGGTAAATTACGTAGTGCAAATAAATCAAGAAAAGGTATAATTAATAAACCATTAAATTAAAAAATATGTTCTTCGAAAAAATAAATAATTTAATATCAAGTGAATTTAAAATAGAAATTAAAGCCCAAACTAAATTAGATAAAAATGTTATGCTTATTACATTAAGTAAAAATAAAATATCTTATGAATCAACTATTACAGGTATTATTTCTGAAGAATTATTTTTAAGAACAGTAAAAAACATGAAAGAAAGGTTGAATACTATGTATAATACAAATAATGAAAATTCATAAAAACCAAGGAGGTGTTAATTCAGAAAATTCCGATAGTAATTGTCGGAATTTTTCTTATTATATCATCTTATAAATATAAATTAATACGGATAAAAAATATATAACCATAAAAATATATTAAATTATGAAAAATTTTAATCTTACACATATTGATGTAAATAATATTATTGAAACTTATGAATTAAGAACAAATTTAAAAGTTATTGATAAAATTGATGAATTATGTTGTGGAAAAAATATACACAATGAAAAAATTTATTTATTTATTAAAAATGATTTTGTTTTAATTACGAAATCTTATTTATTAATACAACAATTATTTCAAACAATTGATAGTTTAATGAAAATTCCAGAGGAAATTTATTTAATGGAATATTATACTTTTAAACAAGCATATACGGGAGCTTTACAATATTCAAATGAAGAATTAAATAAAATTATTAAATAATCATGGATAATAAACATAATTTAACAGTAGAAGAACAATATAAATCAATGTCAGAAATTGAACATATTCTTACCAGACCAGGTATGTATTTAGGTTCAACTTATTCTGAATTGAAAGATGTTCATTTGTATAAACCTTCCGAAAATAAAATAGTTGAAATTAAAGGTGTTGGATATAATGCTGGTTTATTAAAATTGTTTGATGAAGTTTTCACAAATCCAATAGATGCTAGACGTAATAAGAAAAGATTATTTGATATTACAGAAATTAGTGTTGATGTTAATACTAATGGAACAATTAAAATTACTGACAATGGTGGTATTGCTGTTGTTTTTCATAATGAAATGAAAATGTATTTACCAAAAATGTTATTTGGTTTTTTACGTACTTCGGGAAATTATAATGAGGAACGTGATGGTGCTGGATTAAATGGTATAGGTTCTAAATTAACAAATATTTATTCAAAATATTTCAGAGTTACAACTTCCGATACTAAATATGAAATGGATATTCAATGGAGTAATAATATGTCTCAAATTGATTTTGAAGATGTTAATCCAATAAAAAATAGTTATCATGGTTCAACATTTGAATTCCTAATAGATTTGGAAAGATTTGAACTAACAAATTTAGATACTGCTACAATACGAATAATGCAAAAAAGATGTATTGATGGAGCAGCTGCAAATCCCGGGTTAAAAATAAATTTCACATCAAATATAGCTGATGGAGCATTAAATTCCATATGGTTATTTGATACATTTGACAAATTTGTTGATTTACATTTATCTAAAAATGAAATAGAAAACACACAAAAAATAATTCAAAAAGGTTTTGATGATATTGTTTTAATACCAAGTATTGGATATAATTATGGTTTCGTTAATGGAGCTGTTTGTGTTGATATTGAGGGAACTCAATACAAAAAAATACATAAACAAATTGTTGATAAAATTCTGGAAATTCTTAAAAAGAAAGATATTGAATTAATTACAGAAAAAGATATAAAAAATAAATTATCATTATTCTGTAACATATCATTACAAAATCCTAATTATTCTTCACAAACCAAAGAAAAATTAACATCAAAAATACCATTAGATAAATTAAAATTAAATAAACAATTTATTGATTCATTAGAAGATAGTGAAATAGTTAATCAATTGATTGATTATTATAATGTTAAATATCTTGCTGAACAAAAGAAAAATTTACGTAAATTAAACGGTGTTCTAAAAACAACTAAATCTAAGAAACTTATTAGTTGTGCTGATAAACATAGTAACGAAAATGAATTATGGTTATTTGAAGGAACATCTGCATCAAATGGATTTCTTTCTTATCGCGACCCAAATAAAATGGCTTGTTATCAATTAAGAGGTAAAGTTAAAAATACATTAAATTTAAGTAAAGAAGATATTGTTAATAATATTGAATTACGTGAAATCATAGCTGTTTTGGGATTACAATTTGGTGAACCAAAAGCAAATCTTAAAAATTGTACATTCAGAAAAATAATTATTGCATCAGATATGGACCATGACGGAAACCATATTTGTGGATTAATGATAGTTTTCTTTGCTAAGAATTTTCCTGAATTATTTTTAGATAATAGAATTTATCGAGCTATTTCACCAATTGTTATTGCTTCAAAGGGAACAGGAGATAAAAAAGAAGAAAGATTTTTCTATACAAACGAAGAATATCAAAAAGCTGAATCAAATTTAAAAGGTTGGGATATTGCATATATTAAAGGTCTTGGTTCTTTAGAAGATGAACATTATGATATAATGCTTAATCAACAAAGATTAATGAAATTCACAATAAAAAACAAGGATTATATGTCAACCATAAAAACTTGGTTTGATAAATCAACTGAGTTAAGGAAAAATCTCCTTTTAGAAGAAGAATTTATAGAAATAGATGATTAAATATTTTTAAGTATGGAAAAAGATAAAAAATTTAAACCAGGTGATAATATAATGGTTTGTGGAACATTAAATACTTATATTACAAAAATAGAAAATGATAAAATTTATTTTTTGAATGAAGATGGAATAGAAAAATTTGAAACTATTAATGCTATTGAATTTTTAGGTTCACCTAATTTAGAACAACAAAATAAATCATTTATAATTGATTGTGGAATATATCCATTTGAGATATATATTTTCTTTTCAGATTTGGATTATATGTTTAATGAATTGAAAGATAAAACATCGAAAAAATCTTTCAAACATATTAAAAAAATCTTTAAAGAAGAAAATAATCATGATGGAACATTTTTAATTAATGATGATAATACAATGATAATTCATATGTGGAATGAAATTAAAAATATCAATGAATTATCGGTTTTTAATCATGAATTATTACATGCAACAATTGCAATACATAGGATTATTGAATGTGAATTAAATCATAATTCAGAAGAAACATATACATATTTATATGGATATTTATGTGAACAAGTTTATAAACAATTAAATCTTAAATTCGAATAAATGGGACAAATAGTTAACGTATATCATGGTTCTCCTAATAAATTTGATGAATTTTCATTTGATTTTGTTGGTAGTCAATCTGGAACAACAGGTGCTGGATTTGGTCTGTATTTCACTGAAGTAGAAGCAGAAGCTTTAGTTTATGGTGAAAATATTTTTGAATGTGTTTTAACATTGAAAAACCCAATACATAATAGAGAAATATCATTAAAATATAATGATATAAAAAGAATTATTGATAATTATATTGATGTTGGTGGAAATAATTATTATCAAAATTATCAATATAATGAAAAAATAGCTATTGATGATTTATTAAAATATTCTATTTCTGATACAGAAATTATTGGTTCAATGGTAAATGCTGGAATGCAATTAGATATTATTATGGAGATATTGACATCATTAGGTTATACACATACAATAGATATTATTGAACCTGATGACAATATAAGTACTCATTATATTGTTTATGATTTGAATGCAATTCAAATCATTAATAAATATACATTAGATACGCGATGAAAATAATCAAATATTTATGTAAAAAATTAAATCAATTTAAAAATTGGTTTGAATTATTATTTTATTTTGAATGTGAAAAATGTAAAACTAAAAGTGTATATTTTTCACACGAAGAACATTTTACACCTGGTTCCCCAAATGTTTATATATGTAAAAATTGTGATGAACAATATATTATATGTTAATTATATCCAACTTATAAATGTTTAATTAATAGGATATATAAATTATATTAATTAAAAAATAAAAATTATGAAAAATGATAATGACCTGGTTTAAAGATTACGATGGTATTTAAAAATACCAAAAACCAACAAAAATACATAAAAATTTAATCATTTTGATTATATTTAAAATACAAATGATTTAATAATAACTATTTGTATTAATTAAGTTAATAATATTTCGGACTTACATGAGATGAAAATTTCTTAAGATGCTTGTTAATTAAATTTAACCGTTGAAATTGAATTCAAGAATAAATTATGGAGATATTTATTAATTAATTAATATTGTGGATAGGACTGAGAGGAACTTGTTAACCCTTATATTTGTTGAAATCGCGAAAGATTTTTATCAATTAGCCCAAATATAAAATATTTATTATTAAATTTTAAACAAATTATTTCAAATTAGTTTGGGGGATAAAAACTTCGGAAACATCATTTATGATGCCTGTTTTTTATTTGAAATAATTTTTGTACTTTAATCATTTTTGCTTGATTTGTTTTGTTAATAGCTACCTGATATTTAATTATTTTCGGGTAGCTATTTTATTTTTTAATTTTAATTATATTTCAATATTAGACTGAATTAAATCTTCGAAAGAAAAACCATAAAGTTTATGTTAATTATAATATATGTTTTGATAAGAGACATATACGAAAAACAAGCTTATTAATTTCGAAAATATTTGATAACATAATCTTTCTATAAATGTAATACTTAATTGGATATATAAATTAATCAAAGAAATCATTAAAAAACATGAAAAAAGATAGATTAACAAAAAATATACACAATATTGGGTATTTAGGTATTGGTGAATATATAGCTAATAGTAAATCATCAGCATATAGATGTTGGAACCATATGATAACTAGATGTTATTCAGAAAAACAACAAAAATTACAACCATATTATATTGGTTGTACTGTTGATGAAAGATGGCATAATTTTCAAGTTTTCGCTGAATGGTATAAACAAAATTATATTGATGGTTACGCTTTAGATAAAGATATATTATTTAAAGGAAATAAAATTTATGGACCTGATACGTGTTGTTTTGTACCATTACAAATAAATCAATTATTTACTAAAAATAATTTACGTAGAAATAATATTCCTATAGGTGTTCGAGTTACTACATCTAACAATTATCAAGTTTCAGTTAAAAAATTTGGAAAACATTTAACGTTTGGTTGTTATAAAACAATAAACGAAGCTTTTAATGTTTATAAAATTGAAAAAGAAAAATACATTAATGAAGTTGCTGAAATTTGGAAAAATGAAATAACACAAAATGTATATGAATCATTAATAAAATATCAAGTTGAAATAACAGATTAATCATGGCTAAAATTAAAAAAGATTATAAAGATGCTGAATCAATGCCAGCAATTATAACAGAAAGAGAAACAGATATTTACTTAAATAATGAAGTAAAACATTATGCTTTATATGTTGTAACAACAAGAGCATTGCCAAATATTATAGATGGTCTTAGAGTTGGTGCACGTAAAATTCTTTATGCTGCAATGACAGGAAAATTAAAAAAAGGTAGTAAGGAAAAAATGCCTGTTTTAATTGGTAATGCTATGGAACTTGAATTTTTACATGGTGATTCATCATTAAAAAACACCATAGAACAATTAGGCGCAAAACATTTATTTGAATATTCACCATTAGATATTATTGGACAAACAGGTTCATTAAGAGTTCCAGAAGCTTCAACTGCAGCTAGATATTTAAAAGTAACAAAAAATAAAAATATTGAATTGTATGATTTTGATATGGATATTTTGAGATATAATTTTGAAGATGGTAAATATACGGAACCAAAATATTTTTTACCTATAATTCCAATGGTATTATTATGGAGAACAAATTCACCAGGATTTGGATTTTCATTTAGAAGTTTTAGTCATGATATTAATGATATTATTGATGCAACCATTACTTCCTTAACACAAGGTTCATGTAATGGTTTATTTCATATTCCAATAAGACCATCAATTTTAGGTATATCTGAAGATAACATAATATTTAATGAATCTAAACAAACATATTATAATGTTGGGGAATATCAAATTGATGGTGATATTTTAATTATTACAGATTTACCATTTAATGTTTCATATTCAAAATATGAAAAACATCTTATTGAATTAAAGGAACAAAATTATATTTTTGATTTTAGGAATCAATCAAAAAAAGGTGCTATTAAATATATAATAACTTTTCCAAAAGGTAAAATAAATTTATTAATGAAAGAATCATGGAAATTCTTTACGAAAATGAAATTATTTTCAAAAATACCAAATTTAACATTAAACACAATTGATATTGATGGTAAAACAATTGTTAATTTTGAAACAACACAAGATTTAGTTGATGGTTTTGTTAAAAGAAGATTAAGATTTTATAATGAAAGAAAAACATTACTTGTTGATACCATAGAAAAACGTATTGTTGATTTAACAGATAAAGCAAAATTTATACAATTAGTATTGGATGGTAAATTAGTTATCAATAAAAGAAAAGTTGAAGATGTTAAAAAAGATTGTGATACTTTAGGTGTTACTTACGAGGGTTTGAAATTAATAACTTTAAGATTTACAGAAGAAGAAATAAATAAAGCTATTAATGAAATAGTAAATTTAAAATCTGAACTTGAATATATAAATAATACTTCGATTGAACAAATGTATCTCAATGATTTAATTGAATTAAAATCAAAAGTATCAGACATTAAAAAAATTAATATTTTATAAAAATGAAAAATCAATATAGAATTGGCGAAGAAACATTATTAAAATTAGATTACGGTTTATCTGAAAGAAAACATTTTTTTCAATATAATCAAAATGGTAATAGTCAATATGTTTTAGGTCAACCAGAATTATTATTTAATAATAGTAATAATATCAATGAAATAATTGAAAAAACAGTATGGAATGATACAAACCAATTAAATAAGGTTTTTAATTCGTTACCTTTATTGGATAATATTAATGATTTTGATGGTATTTTTAATGAACGTATTATAACTGGTACTATTCTATTAAAACAAGGATTTTCATGGAATAATGTTTTTGGTGTTTTAGTTGTTATTAAAACAATGGGTAATCAATTTACAGAAAAAATATTACTTTCACAATTATTTAATATTGATAATTTCAAATTTAATTTTGATGATTCGAAAGAATTAATTAATGGAAGTTTTTGGACTAAAAATATTAATTTTTGTATACCAAATTTTAATGAACAATTAATGATTTCAATTGAAACCATTATGTTTACAGATGTTGTTTATGATGGTATTGATATAGGTAAAATTAATAATTATCCTGTAAGTATTGATAATTATGAACCATTAGTTGGTGAAGAACCAATACCTGCAAATATACAAACAGAAGTAATAATTGAAAATAATCAATATTTAAGTATTACTCCGATAACATTAGAACCAAATAAAACATTAGAAAAAACTATTTATGAATTTTTTGGTTTAAACGAAAATAATATTATACCAATTACAATAGAACATATTGTAAAATATGGTAATGATAATTTTGGTTATAAAACAATAAAAATATCTAATGAAGATTATAAATATGGTAAAATAAAGATTGGTTTAGATTTAACTGAATTTGATTCAACCGAAATAACTATTTTTGTTTCAACAGAAATTAATTGTAATAATAAATTAATTAAAAGAGAACAAACAATAATATTTGATTATGCTGATATTTTAAATCCAGTAATTTCAAATTTAGTTTTATCTCCAGCATCCATATTTCCTGTGGAAGTTAAAAATATACAAAATATAAATAATACAGTTATTGAATCAAAAATAGAATCAAAAATAATAGCTGTATATCAACCAACTTTTGTAGAATTACAAATTAATGATGTTATTTTATTTGAAAGTAAAAATATATCATTTAATGATATAACTATTCCATCATATTTAGTAACAAAAACATCTGAAGGAAATGATAAAGATTTCATCTTATCAAAAAGCACTATTGAAGGAAAAATATATTATGATTTAAGTACAATAACGAAACCTGAAAAAGATATTAATTATCAAATAATTGATGCTGAAACAAAACTAATCCTTAAAAAAGGAATAATCAAAATATAAATAAAATATGGATAATTTACTGACAGCTATAGATTTAGAAAATAATAATAAATTCATTAATAACATAGTTGAAGAAAGAGTAATATTATTTGTTAAAAAATTAGTTCGAAAAGAATTAAAAAAATTTAAAGATTCAAAAAAAATTGAAAATAATTCATTGGAAGATATAAAAATATCTGATGAAGAAAAAAACAAAATAACAAAAGAAATATTAGATTCAAAAGAAGTAAAAAATTATCGTCAATATGAATATGAAATATTAAAATCTACAAAAGAAAATTATTATAATTTCCGTAATAATATAGATGATTTGAATGATATAGATAATTTTTCTTTTGATATTGAAAAAGCTGAAATTCAAACAATAAATAATTTTAAAACTTACGAAAATCTAATATTACATTCAATTTCAAATAATACATTATTTCAAAGAATTAAAGAAGAAAAAAAGAAAATGATTCAATCTAAAATTGAATCATTTTCACATATAATAATTGATGAAGAATCCTTAATGATGAATTCATTAAATCAAATATTATTAATGAGAGAAATGTATAAAATTGATATTACTATTGATGATATTATTTTATATGAACGTTTTAATTTACAAAATAATATTGATATATCTTATCAATTATCTGATAATTTATTTAAAAAAGTATCTAATGGTATTATATCAAAAAATATTCTTAATGAATTTTTGCCTAAATCAAATACAATACGTCAATTATCAACATCATTAAAAAATATTAATAATTTAGTTTATCAACAAATTATTAGTAATAAAATGTTAGCTGTTTTATTTTCAAAAGAATTTATTTCCAATAATAAAATAACTACTCTTGAAACAACATATACAAATAATATTAATAGAGAAATGGTTTATAGAACCAGAACTTTAGGTGAATTATTATTTGAAATTACCAATGAAGAAAATATTGGATTTCAAAAAGTCGAAAGACAACAAATATATATGACTTATGATGGTTTAAGACCTTCAAAAGAAGAATATTATAAATGGAATGGGTTACAAGTATTTGATATAGATTTAAAATTTTGGATTAAAAAATCTAATGGTAATATACAGGAATTAAAGGAATTAATACATAAATATTTATCAAATTTTCATTGGTATTTATGGATTTGTACATCTGCTTCCGGGAATGGTTTACATATTTATACTAAAGTAACTCCTCCACATCATGTTTATATAATACCTGAAAATAATGAATATATATCAAAATATTGGCATCAAGTAAATTATATTACTAAATTATCAAATATTTACGATGTTTTAAAACGTTGTCATTTGTCGAAAAATAATAATATAGATTTTTCATTGTTTTTTAAAGAACATAAAAATGAAGGTACTTCCATTATTAAAATGGAAGAAAATAATATCGATGAAAATAAATATGTTGATAATGTTGTATCACGTATTACAGCTGGTATTAGATTATCATTTGATACAAATCCATTAATAAATCATAATTTCTTAGATTTACATATAGGTTTAGGTTTAGCACAAACATTAGATGGTTATGAATATCAGGAAACTATTGAAAAAGTATTGTTACGTAAAAATACAAATTGTAAACAAATAGATTTAATTAATGAAAATTTAGTTGTTGAAAATCAAGAAGATTATTTACAAAGAAAAAATAAAAATACTATAGACCTTAGTAAATTTGTAACACTTGGTATTGATATTAATGAAATAAATGTTTTACCAAAAAATCAAATTAATTATGTTACTCGTTATAATGTTTGTAATACACTAGCTTCATTGTTTGGTAAAGATGGAATAAATATTGCACATTCATTATTGGATTCAAAAGCAAATGGTAATGTTGGTGAAATAAATTCATTTTATAGTTGTGCAATTTCAAACGGAAAAGAACCATCAAAATTAGGTTTAGAAATACTCAGGAAAGCAGGAATAATAAAAAATATTGAATCTGAACTAGTTGAAATTGTTGAAACTGGATTCAAAAATGATTTAAAATTAGAAATTGAAAAAACATTGTTAAATCCTATAGAAAACATAGATTTCAAATTATTACATAATCAATATTTATCCGATATTAATAATGAATTGATTAATAGGGTAACAGGTGAAAAATTAAATATTATATTTTCTCCCCCAGGTTCAGGAAAAACTCATTGGATTTTGAAATTAGCTAAAGAAGGTAAAAGAGTATTATTGGTTTTGCCTTATATTTCAGTAATTCAGAATAAGGTTGAAAACGACTCTTCAATAACAGATTTATTTGATACTTTTTATGGTTCAACTGATATAAAAGATATAGCTTACGGTCGTAATGCAGTAACAACATTTGATAAGTTTTCAAGAAGTAGTTATGAAAAAATATCTAAAATGTTTGATTATATTTTTCTTGACGAAAGTCACTTATTATTTACAAGTAGTTATAGAATTGAAGCTACAAGTAATGTTATCAAAAAAATAAAGGAATTATTTTATATTTCAAGTAATGACCCTTTCAGTGCTAAAATAGTTTTAATGACTGGAACCGAGACTGGAGAAACTTATTTTTTCAATAAGGTTTCAAATATAATGAGAATATCAAAACCACAATTGAAAAAAGAATTAGAATTTTTAATTTGTGGAGATACATTAGATTCAATAACAAGATTAGCATCAAAAGCAGCTGATTTAATTTCAAATGGCTATCGATTAATGATTCCCACAAATAAAGGTGAAATCTATTCAGAAAAAATTATTGGAATGATTGAATATTTATTAAATCGTAATTTAAAATATGGTTATTATAAACGTTCAAACACTGAACAAGAAATTTGTCAATTAATTAATAATGAAAATTCAATAGGTGATTATGATATTGTATTTTGTTCCAATTATTTAAGTGTTGGTATTGATATAAATGATAAAGATTTAAAATTTGCATCAATATATTTAGGTAATTTTTCAGGATATGAAATAGAACAATTTAATGCACGTATTCGTAAAACAGGAATTAAATCAATTTATTGTATAACAACAAATAAATTAGATGGGACAACAATAGATTCATTATTAGTTGAACCAGATTTATTATTAAAAATAACTGATGAAGACCAATTATATTTTATTGATGATAAAAGTATTGCTTCTGCAAAAACAGAATTTATTGCTAGTTATGACCCAGTATTACATAGAATTACTACACCTGGATTTTCTTTATTAAATGGTAAAATTCAATTTAATCTTGAAGAATATGAATTAGTATCTTTCGAACAAAAATATTCTATTTGTATGGAGCATCCAATTAAAGTTGCAAGAGAATTGGCTAAATATGGTTATCAAATAACGGTTTCAACTGAATTTGAAGGTTTATCTGAAGGTGAACAAGAAGTTTTAAAGAAAATGGGGATTGAAGCTGCTAAAAATGAAAAGATAAGAAAACATAATTTATTAGTTGGTACTTATATGGATTTAATAAATCAAAATTATTATTCAAATGAAAATGGATTGGAATTTTCAGATGCTATCGAATGGATTGGTAAGAATAATAATAAAATTATTGAAGATAGAGAATTAACAAAAATTGATGAAGATGGTAAAACAATAATACCATGTTTTGTTCAAATTATTTATGATGTATTTGCATCACCCCAACAAGTTATTGTTCGTTCAAGAGAAGCATTTGATAAAATGTATAAACCAGCAAAATATCTAATTAATAGATATTCGAAAATTAAAGCTATAGATATAATATATCAATATGTTGATGATAATGGAATTTTAAAACAAAAGAATTTTCAACGAGCAATAAATTTATTGAAACTTATTGATGGTTCTGAAGCAAATGAATTAGCTGAACCAATAACACGTTCATTAGAAAAAATTTATTTATTTATTGATAAATTTGAAACCAACAAAGATTTCCGTATTGGCTATGAAACTTATCAATCTTTATTAGATACTTGGACTAATGAATATATAGATACATTAGGAATTAAAATTAATACCAAATATGGTTTTGATAAAATTAGAGATGGTTTAATAGAAATGCTTAATGATGTTGGGACTAAATCAACTTCAAAAAATGGTATTAGATTTTCATATAATTTAATGCCTGAACAAGATTCAACAACAATTTTAAATCGTAGAAGTATTGATACATTAGTAAGTAATATGTTTAATATTACAGATAATATTGTTTCCAGTAGAAATAAAATTAAACAAAAACATATTCAATTAAAACAACAACAATTTTAATTTATGAAATTATCAGATATATTAAATCAAGAAGAATTTTTTACAATTATTTATGAAAGATTAAAATATTCCGAACAAACATTTGCTTTTAAAGAAAAAATAATTAAATGTTATATAGAATCAGCAAATTTTGAAATATTAATTTTAAATGATATTTTCCATATAAATAATGAAACATTTAAAATATATGGGGATATTAATGATAAACAAATTAATATCCATATATGTGAAATAATTTGGAAAAAATTTAACAAAAACATATTCAATTAAAACAACAACAATTTTAACTAAAAAACACATAAAACATGATATTTACAAATTATATAAAATTAGATGAATTTATTAAAATTATTAAAGATAATTTCCTGAATTGCAATGAAACAAATATAAAATTATGTTATTTATATTATGATAAATTTGAAATATTTTGGTATAATAATAATGTTCGAATTAAATTTAGTGAACAAGTTTTAGATAAATTTAAAGTTCCACCAAAATTATCCGATAATGAAAATAAAAAATATGTTGCAACATATTTTTATAAAAAATATTTGAAAGAAATTAACATAACCGAAGAAGATTCAGAAAAAACTTCTAAAAATAAATCAAAGAAAAAAATATACATAAAAAATCCTGTTAAATTTAAGAGGGATGTTGAATTTTCCAAAGATAAAGAAAAAACAATACCAACTTATAAATTAAAAGAATTTTGGAATTATAGTATAAATCCAATAACAGGATTTGCAATAACTATAGATAAAAGTTTAAATTATTTACATACAAATTATTGGATTGATAAAAATATAAATTCATAAACATGAAACCAAAAATATTAAATCAGGAAAGTTTAATGGATAAATTTAATATTATTAATGGAAATAATATTACTATTAATCAATTAAAAAAAGATTCACAAATTCATTTAATGGAAATATTAAAGAATTTTCTTTATACAGGAACAGAAATATTGGAAAATTTTAATATTGATGATTTTAAAGAATATACATTTTCTGGAACAAGAATAATAATTGGACATTTTAATTATTTCAATTATTGTAGAGATAATCCAAATACATTATTTTATTTGGGTAAAAATAAAAACATAGTAGAAATAAATTTCAGAGATTCATTAGATGTTTATAAGGAAATTGAATTAAAGGCTTTTGATGAAAATCAATATGTTATTGAATTAATTTTTAAATCAAAACGTATGAAATTAAGAAAAACTAAAATTGTTCGAAATAAATTTCGTTTTACATATTCAAAATTTAAAAATGAAATTTCATTAAGAGTTATGAATGAATAAATTAATGAATGGATAAAAGCAACACAAATCAAATAAAATGGAAAACAAAATTAAATTTAGTGAGTGATTCAATAATAAATTAAGTGTTGAATGTTATCCATTATCAGGTGAATTAATAAAAAATTCAAAACAAATTGATTATATTATTAATGTTTCAGATGAATATATTGAAGTAAATCATAATATTTGTAATGAAAATAATATTAAATATTTTTGGTTTCCATTATCTGAATGTACTTCAATGGGTATAAATTCTATTTATGGTGCTTTACAAATTTTGTGGATAGCTGAAAGTCAAAATAAAAAGGTATTATTGTATTGTCATGCAGGAGCTAATAGGTCGGTAACAGTTGCTGAATGTTATTATTTTTTGAGAACTAAAACATATTTGAAAAGAAAAGATAATCAAAAATTAGATAAGGATATATTAAATATGTTTATTTTTGATTCAGAAGAAGAAAAAATTGAAACTGAAAAAAGTTTTAAAAATTCCCGAATACAAGATAATATTGATAATATGGTTTTACCTTCAAAATATATTATTGAAAAATTTTTAAAGGAATGTGCTATTAAGTTTGAAAATTACCAAATAGCTTCAGGAGGTAATTTAGATAGAATAAAACTTGATTCAAAAATATATAATTATTAACATGGAAAAAATATTAATAAATAATAAAACTTGATTCAAAAATATATAATTATTAAAATTAATATCAATAATTCATAAATTGATATTATCAAAACAATATTTTGGTGATACCCAAAAGTTTTTTAAAAAATCATTAAAAGGTGGACAAAGATATTTATCAAATTTACAAAATAGAATTACTGAAAATAAAGTTGGATTTTTGATTTCAAATCCATCTGTTATTAAATATTTTGAGAATCTTTCAAATATTTAAAAAACAAACCTTAAAAGAAAATAAAACAACAAAAAATTATTAAAAATTATTAACATGGAAAATAAAACAAAACAAAACCAAAACCAATATTTATATCTAAATTTTATTTTGAAAATAAACATTCATTAAATGAATTTATACAATTTGGAATTAATGAAACTCAAAATAATTTAACAAAACAATTTTCAGATTATCATGTATTATTAGTAGCAAATATAAATCCTGATTTAAATGAAGAAATATATTTCGAATGTTTTTATCCAGATAAATTAGATGAAAAAGATTTCGAAGAATTTAAAAAACAAACCTTAGAAGAACTGAAAAATGGAAGAAAAGAAACTTAGTGATTTAATATCATTGTTTGATTTTGTTAAACTTGGAATGATTAAATCAGAAAAAACATGGGAAAATTTAATTAACTTATTTGATTGGTATTTCAAAAATAAAAATTTGAAAATACAACATTCATCTAGGAAAATTAAAATAGATAAATTTGAATTTATGGTTGATTTTGATAATACTTTAACAACATCAATAATAAAACAATCAATTTTAAATTATTACTTTGAAAATAAAACAAAAAACATATTAACAACAAAAATAAAATAAAATAATCATGAGTAAATTTTTTGAATTTTTATTTAAGTCACAACTAGGTTGGGCTTTAATAGCTTTAATTTTAATAGGTTTTTTAAAAGGATTTGAAGCTCCTAAATGGATGTTTTTTATTCCAGTAGCATATTTAATCGGTCTTTGGATTTGGGGTATGTATGTTGTTGTTTACAAAACTTTTTTTAAAAAATAAAGGGTCACATGAAAAAACTTTTTACAATTAAAAAAGGGAACCATTATTCAAACAAATGGTTCCCTTATCTAACATTTAAAAGTTCAGTTAAATTTCAAATTCAATTTGAAAATTCTCCTAATTATGAAATATCATCAGATAAACAAAAAGATACTAATAAACTTTTTGGTATTTCAGATGGGTGGCATCATCATAAACATTCAATTAGGATTGGTTGGAGAATAGTTAATGAAATGATAGAATTTATGTTATATTATTATATTGATGGTAAACATTATTCACATATATTATATGTTTCAGAACTTGAAAAATCTATGAATCCATTTAATGGAAGTATCGAAATTAAAAAAGATTGTTATATTGTTAATTTCAATGATATTGAATATATTGTTACTCGTTTCAGTAAATGGTTTGGTTTAAGATATTTATTATTCCCATATTTTGGAGGAACAACTGTTGCTCCTAAAGATTTTAAAATAAATATAAAATGGAGTCATATAGATTTAGAAGATTATACAATTGATAGATTATGAAAAAGAAATTCCAAAAAATAAAATAATTATCATCAATCTATAATTGTAAATAAATTTGGATATAATTATTAAGAATAAAAAAATATAAATAACCTACCCAATGGTTTTGTATGAGTGGTTGGAAGCAATACAACATAAGTTATATAGCTAGCATCATAACGGTATTTATATTTTGGGGTTTTTATAGCTCAGTTGGAAGAGCGTCAGCTATAACAGCTGAAGGTCACAAGTTCGATTCTTGTTAAAAACACGATTAAGTTGTTGGAATTTATTTTCCTGTAAGTTCGTTAATTTTATGTTTGGACGTGGGTTCGAGTCCCACCGCCTCCACATTAAAAACTTTGTAAGTTTGGTTCTAAACTTTCTGGTGGATTAGTTAATTGAATTTTAGTTATTCAGTTGACCCCAAAAAACATATTGTTGGTGTTCTAATTTATTGGTTTGGTTAGTTTAGAAGACATAGTAACGGGGGCGACCGGTTTTGACAGCATAACACAATTAGTCGGAATAGATTTAATCAAACAAATAACTGGTAAAGTTATAAACCTTTTTGGAAACGACGTTAAAGTAGCGGCGTAATCAACGTATTGGAAAACACGAAAGTTTTCCACAAATTGAAACCCGAATAATTTCGGGTTTCTTTTTATTAATTATTTAATTTCTTTAAAATTATGGAGAATGTAAAAAATAAAAAATTTAATGATTTAGTTTTTGATAGATTATCTTCTTTAGAAAAATTTGATAAAATTCAATATGAATTTAATCGTATTAGAAATATAATGATTGAAGATAGTCCGGAATTTAATTTATTACCTATTAAAAAACAATTTCATCAATGTTTTAGTATTTGGAGAATGATAATAATTTCAAAACGTTCCATAATAAGACAAGTATCTATTTTTAATAAAAATGTTGATGAAGATATTAAAAAATATGACCCAGAATATGGGTTTGAAGAACCAGAATATGTTGAAATTAATGGTATAAAAATGTTATCAATTTAATTATGGAAATCAAAAACATTAAAAACATTGGCGATTTCATAACAAATAATCTACAAAAAATCCAAGGTTTCGATTTTCGTTGGAATAGCTTGATAACAAGCAATCCATTATTATTTGAAGATATTAATTATTTAAGAATTAAACCATTCATAGATAATAAAATTACTGAAAAAGAAAAAGAAGCATATAAAAAAGGTGAATTACGAGATTTATATGCAACATTTGATAATTTATTAGTTTGTAATTTAAAATATTATGATAGAATAATAAATTATTGCACAATGGTTTTTATGCACTATATTGAAATTGATGATACTGTGTACAAAGAAAAAGATGCTAAATTTGAAAAATTACCATTTGAATTATCTTTAACACCAACAAAAATATGGTGTGCTGTTTTATCAAATCAAAATAGTACAGCTTGGGAACTTGAATATGGTTGGGATATAAAATCAATAATTCCAATTAAAGAAAGTGATAAAAGTGTATTTGAACTTTCATGGCAATTATTATATAAAAATCCTATTTTTTCTAAATTTCAAGAATGGAATGCTTTTAGAATGAATACTAATGGATTTAGAGAAACTTTCGTATTAGAAAAAACTTCAAATAGAAAACTAGCTAATGTTTGTAGTAAATTTACAAAATCAAGTACAGCTTTATCGGAAAATCAATTAGATACAATTTTCGAATATTATAAAGAAATTGAAAGTTTAACCACAAATATATCTATAAATAAAAAATTATATAATATTCTTGATAAATGTTTAAATATATTATTTCCTGATAAATCACATTATTCAATATATGTTTTTACTTCGGAATTTTATATATTTTCAACAAAATTTAGTATCAAAGTAAGTAAAAATTCTAAAGGTATAATTACCAAAGATTATTTAGCTAATTCTTATGAATGTTTCGCAGCTGAAGAATATTTACTTCCAAGTATAAAAACACAAATAGAATGGGCAAAATATCAATTACCAGTAATATTTGAATTTGATAAAAAAATATTGAAATCTTTATTACAAAATATGCTTGAAACTAATTATCGAGAAATTGTATGTATTAAAAGAATGAATGTTGGTTTAGATGGAAATGGTGTTGTTTCTAAAATAACTTTTTCAGGTATATTTAACATGGTTAAAATTGTTGAAGAATTTATTATTGATAATAGAACAATAAAATCAATATCAAAACAATATTCAAAATCAAATGCAGCAAATTATATTATCGATAGAGGTTATATAATTTTTGGAATTGAAAAAGATATTCAATTATTTGAAACTAATCAAATTACTAAAAAATCAATAATATCACATTATAAAAATTATTGTATTCCTGTAATGAATTATATGTTTGATGTAATAAAATTACATAATATATCTAAAAACGATATTATCGATATTGTTATAGCCGGAAATATTAATCCAAATAGATTAAATAATTCAAATATTAGATATTCAATTAATTCATCTGTTAACAATAAAGATATATTATCAAAAGGATTAGCATTTCAAAATAAAAAAGCAATTAAAAATAAAAAAGGTTACTGGTCAGCAATTGAATAATTTTAAATATATGGAAAAATTAGAAACAGGTTTTTATTGGATAAAATTATTTAATAACTCTCAATGGGCAGTAGCATATTTTAATGAAAATGATAAAAAATTTAGTTTAATAGGTACCGAAAAACAAACTAATTCACCATATTTAATAGATTATAATAAACTTCAAAAAAATAATAACCTAAATAAACTTGGATTTATACATGAAAAACTTATTGAATTATCTATTAATGAGGAGTTTGATAGAAATAATTTTTTAATGAATTTATGGGGTAAAGATGATAAATATGCTATTCGTAGTTTTGATGTTTTATTTACAAAAATTAAAAAAGAATTATTACCAAAAAAATTTAAAACAATACGAGGAAAAATAGTAAGAATATTATAAATAAATATTATGGAAAGAGTAAAATTAATTGGAGTTTTAATAGATTTACTTTTAAAGTGTAAGGAATTTTCAGAACTTGAAGGTTATTTAGAAGAAAATCATAATGTATTAATATTTAAAACACCTTATATTGGTCAACATAATTGGGTAAAAATTAAAATTGATAAATATTTGGATTTTATTGAAACTATTTATATTGAATATCAAATTGATAAAAATATTTTCATTAATGAAAATATTTCTGTTGTTGAAGCTTTTAAGGTTTTAAATTATAACATAAAAATACAAGAAAATCAAAAAATACAAGAAAATCAAAAAATACAAAAATCATGTTAGACAAAAGAGAATCACAATTATTTCGAGAATTTTTAAAAACAACAATTTTATTATTAATAAGTATTAGTTTTGGTTTATTTATAAGTGATATTATTGAAAAGGAACCAAAAATAAAGATTGTAAAAATTAAAGAACCATCAAAAATCGAATATAAAGAAAATACATTTTTAATTAAAGAATATTATCGAATTAGATTTAAAACCAAAAATATCCCATTAGATACAATTTTTGTTAATTCAACAATTGAAAAAATCAAATAACATGAAAATGGAATTTATAATATTTTGTATCATAATAATGATATTATTTATGTTATCATTAAATTGGTGTATAGATAATATGTATGAAAAAGATGAAAAATTAAAATCTAAAGATGTTTGGTTATGTTTAATTTTATCATTATTCTTTTGGTGGTGGATAGGTTTTATTGGATTAATTCAGATTATGCGAAGAACAAATGGAAAAAATAAAAGATAAATGTAATTTCTTTTCAGAAAGAAACAAAAAAATAATTGAATTTTTTAAATCAAAAAATATAAATATTCGTATTTTTGGAGATTTTAAAAAACCATCAATAATTTTTAATAATGATATTTGTTTATCTTGTTATGTAAAAAATAATAATTTAATATTTACTGATAAACCATTTAATTCAAAAAATTTATTCTTTATTAATTTATCAAATATAGTTATTGATGATAAATTATTTTTTTATTGGTTAGAAAATTCACAACATAGAGCAATTTATACAATTTATTTTCAAGTATATGAGGATATTGATGAAAAATTATTTATAACTAATTTCGATAAAGATATTAATGGAAATCCAAATCCAATATTTTCAAAATTTAACCCCAAAATATATTTTGGATTAGAATCTGCTAAAAGTATTGTTGATAAATTTTCAACAAAATTAATAAAATTAAAAATTATTAATTCAGATTAAAAATGACTTATGGAACTAAC